GCCATAGTGGCGTGGATGGCGAAGCACGACGGTGACTTCGGCTACACGAACGACTACCGCCGCAAAGACCCGGAGCGCTACGGCTGGGGGGATTGCTCCAGCACCATAGCGCAGGCCTACAGGCAGTGTGCGGGCATAGAGATAGGCGAGCGGAGTTTCAACATAGCGTCGGACCCGGACGCATATACTGTGGCATCGGCAACCTCATGGAGGGACCTACCCCTAAGCGACATGAAGCCGGCGGACGTCATTTGCATGGGCTGGCATTCGGGTGCTTTCGCGGGGAGGATAAGCCACGTGGAGCTCTACGCCGGGGGCATGTACACGTGGGGGCACGGCGGTCCGGGCCGTGGGCCCAGATTGCACTCGCTGTCGGACCGGTCCCTGACGGGCTCAGCGACGATCATCATCGTCAAGCGCTATATCGGCGATACACAGGACAATGACAACACCAGTAAAGGAGACGATTTGACACCCGACGAGCACAACATGCTCAGCTGGCTGTACGAGAACATCAAGGTGCCGAGCCAGGGCTTCGGCTACCCCCAGGCGACGCAGAACTCGATCGCGGAGCTGAAGGAGGTGGCGGCCAACCTGACGCAGGCCGTGGAGTCTATGACGGCGACGGTGAATAGGATCGCGACGGACCTGACCGTGCCGGGCTACGGCTTCGGCTACCCGGCGGCGTCCCACGCTGCGCTTGAGGAGACGATCAACAAGCTGAACGATATCCAGAACACGCTGAAAGATGTGAAGAAGGGTGATGTGAAGTGAGCGAGAGCGCCCTACCCACGCCCGCAGGACCCAAGCACCTGGACACCCCCACGCTGACAGACGAGCAGAAGGCAGCGGCGTTCGCCGCGGCTGTGCACACTGTGGAGACGGGCGGCCTGCCCCAGGGGGACGGCGGCCTGGCGGACCCGAACCGGAAGAACGCCTACCACTTCGACGAGCTCGTGCCGACGCAGATACAGCACAAGGCGCGGTCGATCATCCGGACGTTCGTGGTGTCCTTGGTTGGCGTGCTAGCGGCATTCGCCGCGAAGGTCGGGCTGACGCTGCCAGCCGACCTGGCGGACACGATCACGGCGGCCGTGTGGGGGCTGGTGACGGTTTGCGCACAGTGGCTGCTCAATACTAAGCCCGTGGACCGCTTCCTCCACAAGGTAGTGCCGTTCCTGGCGACAACGCCGAATAAGTAACGCGCGACGCACAGCGCAGAAACACAGAGAACCCCGCTGCCTTCTAGCAGCGGGGTTCTCTTATCGGACGACGGCGATTAGCAGATCCAGGTCTTGCCCCACAAGCGGCAGGTTCCGTACCACCCGGCGAACATCCGTCCGATCAGATTCCATGAAAACATGTTTTCTCCTCTCTGTTGAGTTACTGTGCGGTCCCAGTGTACACGCTGAACGAGCGGTTGTCAAGCCGCGATGAGGTTGAGCTGGTGCTGTGTCCAGGCGAAGGCAGCGAGGGCTGAGATGGCCCCAAGGGATGTGAAGGCGAGGGAGACCCAGAAGACGACGGCGCCGGCTTTGGGGAAGCCGCACCATGTGACGATGTAGGCGATGAGGGTCCAGAACCCCTGTGCGACGAGGAATGCGACGGGGACGGCGATGAAGTAAAGAAGCATGCGAAGTCCTTTCTCTAGTCGGGCAGTGCTATAACCCGACTGTAACTCGCATACGGGCGGAAGTCAAGTTTGCGTAACCCCGCCTGTCCTGCTAAGGTCCTCGTATCAGCTAAAACACCGCACACGAGAGGAGAGACAGGATGTTTCACGTGCATTTCATCTGGGCGCAGTCCACGTCAGGGATCATAGGTGTCAACGGGAAAATGCCGTGGCACGACCGAGGGGACCTTCAGCATTTCAAGGACATGACTACCGGTAAGACCGTGGTGATGGGCCGGAAGACCCGACAATCCCTGCCGCAACGCAGCAAGAAACTGCCTAACAGGACGAACATCGTGCTGAGTCGGACGATGAAGTCGACCAAATCGATCAAGGCAGTGGCGAGCCCGTACGCGGCGATAGAGCAGACCCTCGTCGAGGGCGAGGATGAGGCGTGGGTGATCGGCGGGCACGAGACGTTCCAGGCGTTCATTACAGCCCATGACCTGGATCGGCTACCGTTCAGACTGGACGCTTATGTGTCCGTTCTGGCGGTGGACGACGAGATCCAGCCGATCACCGCACAGGACGAGGTGACGTGGGCCCCCGTGTTAGACGACCGCTGGGTGCTGCTGTACGACCACATGGCCGGCCCTAAACGCCGGCTGCAGAAATATGTTAAGGTGTTCAGGTAAGCTCCTTTCTCTCAGGACCCCGCCGGGTGAGCGCTATGCCCCGGCGGGGTCTGCTGTGTGCGCGTGGTAACATTCCTCTTAAGCCTGACTAGAGAGGGAGTTTCATGAGAATCGACGTTCAAACAAGCCGCTTATCCACTGCTAACGGGTCGATTGCGACGCTCAGCGGCACGCTACCCAACCTCGACCTGGACGTTGCGCTGTCCAAGGGCGTGAAGGCCGTGTACCTGACGGTGTTCGCCAATGCAGCAGAGACGAAGGTCACGTCGCTGAGCACCGAAGGCGGCACGTTCTGCGTAACCATACACACCATGGCTGAGCGGCCTACCGTGAAGGTGTGCGACCCGCTTGAGGCGCCGGTGGTGATCCGGTACAGGGGGCTGTGATGGCCGCGCCCAAGAAAACGACGAAAAAGAAGCCGGCTCAGACCAAGACTGCGGCCAAAGAGCTGGTGAAGAACGACCGGGATCGCTTCGCGATCCAGAAGTCGACCGGCGAGCTTGCGATGGACGACAGGAGGCTGCTCACCCTCGCACAGGCGGGGGCCAGCCCCTCCGAGATGTCCGAGGAGCTCGGCCTGCCGGCGGAGACGTGCCTTGCCCGTGTGCGCTCCCTGCTGAAGCGCAACGACGTGTGGACGAACCTCGAACGCCAACAGATGCTGATCGCCGACATGTACGACTTGAAGACCCGGGCCTTCAACTTCCTGGAGAAGTGCTTCGAGTCGGATGAGATAGCCGCCCGGCACATAGAGGCTGTCAACAGCGTCCTGAAGCAGCTCGGGGACCGCCTGGACAAGGTGAAGGAGTACAACGACGAGGAAGAGGCCAGGGTGACGAAGCAGCAGACCCGACTGATCCTCGACCTGGTGGAGGACGCCTGGGAGCGTGTGCGCATTCACATATCCAGCGCATATTCGAACGGTCAGCTGCTCGATCCGGAGGCGATGGACGAAGTGTTCTATCAGGCGCTGAAGGAGGCCCATGCTGATCAAAGCTAGCGCGATCGACAGCGCTATCGCCACCGTCAAGGCGCACAGGCGGCAGGACAATTTCAAATCTGACCCTGTGGGCTGGGCCGAGTACATGCTGGGCACGGACGAGGGGACGCTGTGGAGTAAGCAGCGGGAGATCGCCCGTGCCGTGGTGGATAACAACTCGACGGCCGTGAAGGCCGGCCACGGGGTGGGCAAGTCCCGACTTATGGCTGTTCTCATATGCTGGTGGGTGGACACCCGCTACCCCCACTGCTATGTGATTTCTACAGCGCCGTCGATGGCGCAGGTGCAGGACGTGCTGTGGCGCGAAGTGATGCAGTTGAAGGATATCGTTGAACGACGTTTCGACGAGGGGCTGATCGATCATAAGCTGCCGGGGCGCATCACGATGGACGTCCAATGGAAGGACGATGTGACGAAGCTACCTCTGGGGCGCGGCAGGAAGCCACCGGACAATCTGGGCGGCAACTCGTTCCAGGGTATCCACGGTGACGTGTTGGCGATCGGCGATGAGGCGTGCGGACTGTCCGGCGAGCTGATCGACGCCTTGGCGAACATTACGACGAACGAGGCGTCGAGGCGTGTGCTCATCGCGAACCCGACGGACCCGATGAGCTATCTGGGGAAGATATTCAAGGAGGAGATGGAGAACTGGAAGCGCATGTCCATCTCGGTCCTGGAGAGTCCGAACTTCACAGGCGAGCCTATGCCGCCGAAGGTGCTGCAGAAGCTTACCGGGCCGTCTTATGTGGAGCAGAAGAAGCTGGAATACGGGGAGGACAGCGCGAGGTTCAAGGCGCGCGTGCTGGGCGAGTTCGCTTTTGACATCGAGGACTCGCTGATTCTGCCCGGCGACGTGGAGAAAGCGTGTTTGACGGAGAGGGAGCGGATCGGTCGGCCCGTGTTGGGTGTGGACGTGGCGCGGTTCGGCGCGGACCGCTCCGTCGTATACCTGTGTGTGAACGGGGTTGTGCGCTTCGTGGATTCCTGGGCGAAGACGGACCTGGTACACAGCGCACAGCGTGTGCACGACCTGGCTCTTCGTGAGGGCGCACACGCCGTGGCGATCGACTGCGACGGTATCGGCGGCGGGATGTTCGACATCCTCAATTCATATGCGACCCGGACGTACGACATTCTGGCTGTGCGCGGGTCTATGTCAAGCCCCGACAGAGGCCGTTGGCACAACTACCGCTCTTACATGTGGGATTCGTTCCGGTACAGGTGCCGCACAGGAGAGCTGGATCTGGATCCACTGGACATCGACCTGCACGACGAGCTGCTGTCCGTCGGCTACTCGTATAATACGATGTCCGGCGGGCTTGTCCTGGACTCGAAAGACAAGTTGAAGAAGGACGTCGGCAAGTCTCCCGACTTAGCCGACGCGGCAGTGTATGCTGCGATAACAGACCAGAACATACGGGACGCCGTCCAGCAGGAGACTGTGTTCTCCGACGCGGGGGACATGATGGATGACGACGAAGACGGCTACCTAATGGAAATGGGGGAGACTTTTGGATTCAACCGCATACTCGTTTAGCGACGAGGGTATTGCGTTCATCAACGAGGCGCAGAGGTCCTACCTCCTTGACGAGGGGGCCAACTGGGTCAGCTACGCCGACGACAAGGGCTTGACGCTGGCTTTCATCCATGAGGTTGTGCGCGGCCTGAGGGACATGGCCCGGGATCACCCGCTGCACAAGCGCGGCGCACAGCTGAGAACGAGTTACATCTTCGGGGACGATCTGGTGTTCAGCGACACCTCTGCGAAGCTTGACAAGTTCATCAGGTCGGAGTCGGCGCAGAGGACGCTGTTCTCCGCTTCGGCGATGGAGAGCCTGAACTTGGAGAGGTTCTGTGCGGGGAACGTGTTCCTGTTCCGTGAGGTGCATACTGACAAGCTGACGCTGGTGCCCGTGGAGGAGATCGAGGAGATCGTCCGGGATTCGTTCGATTCGTCCGTCGTGAAGTATGTGCGTCGCACATGGACCCCGGACGGGCAGAACACGATCAGTCAGTGGTTCCCGACGGCCGAGTATAGGCGGAGCGTACAGCGATTGAGGAAGCCGCCGAACACAGCCTACGAAGTGAACGGCAACTACGTCGTGTACATTCTGTCGTCGGGCAGGCATGCGGGGCATGCATTCGGTGCGCCGGATTCGCTGGCTGCGGCGTTATGGAGCGTCGCCTACTCGGGCTACCTGCGCGACAGCGCTAGGCTGTCGAAGGCTTTGTCGAAGATCGCATGGGCGATCGTCAACAGCAACAACCAGGGCAAGCGCCAGTCCGCCGTGGAGATTTCGAACCGCGGCGACGTGGTGGGTGCCACGGCGAGCTTGGGGCCCAACCAGTCACTTGCCGGCGTGGGCGTCCCCAGCGCGCAAGTGAACTACGGGAATGGCCAACCGTTGGCGGCGCTGGTAGCTGCGTCGTTCGGGATCCCGGTCATCGCGCTGTTGTCGTCACCGGGTGCTACGGGCGGCTCCTACGGGGCTGCGACGACGCTGGATAGGCCGACGATCAACGGCTTCAAGCTGGAGCAGCGCAAGTGGCGGGACTTCTTCAAACAGGTGATGATGGACGTGGATCCGTCGGTGAAGGATGTGGACATCAAGTTCCCGTCGATCGAGCAGGATCCGACCTACAGGGCGTTGCAGTCGCTTGCTACGTCTATGTCGACTGGGGCTATCCACCAGGACGAGTACCGTCAGGCTGTGCTCAATCTGCTCGCTGTGCCCGATATCCACGGCGACGAGCTTCCGGAGCCGAACGATTTTCTGAAGAGTGGTAATGTGTCAGGTGGGGATGACGGCGACGCTGTGCGCGACCCGGTGGCACGCCAGGGCAACCAGGGCGCAGTCCCCGGCGGTTTCAACCAAGGAGATACTGAAGATGAAGATCAGTGAGAGTACGAACACCAGCGTCCTCAAACCCGTTAAGGGCAAACGCAAGTGGCTTGTGCGACTCATAACTGAGGGTCAGGGCTCTACCGGTGTGTATACGAAGGAGGCGCTGCAGGGTAGTTTCGCCGAGGCATTCCCCATCGGCACGCACATGTACATCGACCATGCGACCGAGGTGGAGTCGTTTGAGCGCCCTGAGGGCACGTTGACGAAGCTGGCTGCTGTTATTGCCGAGACGCCTTACTGGCGGGACGACCCCGAGCCGGGGATGTACGCCACGATCGAGGTGGTGGAGCAGTGGGCGCCATTCATTGAGCAGGTGTCGGATATCATCGGCGTGTCGATTCACTGTGGTGCGACCCTCGTACAGGGGGACGATATTGTGACGGCGGGTGAACCTTCGCTGCCTGTGATAGAGTCGTTCATACCATCCCCCGTCAATTCCGTGGATTTCGTCACAGTTCCGGGTGCTGGCGGGCGCATCGTCGAGGCACTGGAATCGTTCAAAAAAGGAAATGCTATTATGGGTAGCAGCAACAATCACAATTCCGAAAGGAAGAGAATGGACACTGAGTTCAAGGAAGCTCTCGAAGCCCTGGACACCAAGCTCTCCGCTCTCGTCGAAGCTCTCGCCGATAAGGCTAAAAAGAAGGACGAAGAGGACGAAGAGGGTGCCAAGAAGGCCAAGGAGGAAGAAGAGGACAAGGCCAAGAAGGCTAAGGAGGCCATCCTTGCTCTCGCCGACTCCGATCTCCCTGAGGTTTCCCGTGTGCGGGTTGCCGAGGCTATCGCCCGCGGCTATGACGCAAAGGCGATCCTGGACCGCGAGACTAAGCTCGTCGAGTCTATCCGCGAGAGCCTGTCGGGCGGCTTCGCCCCCGAGCATGTGCCTTCCGGAAAGGGCGCCGACGACTTCGAAGCCGAATTCGCCAAGCTGACCTGGTAAGGAGGATACGCACATGGCACAGAATCACGTCAAGGGTGGGGACACCTACGAGGTCCAGGTGGATGCCGCCGTCAAGTCTGGCGATGTCGTCGCCGTCGGCAAGGTCGGGGCCGTGGCCCTCACCTCTGCTGCACCCAAAGAAGACAACAACTTCTATTCAACGCTCGCCTTCGAAGGCATCGCACACCTCGGACTGGACGGAACCATCAAGGCCGGGGACATCGTCACGATTGACGGCGCCACCGAAACCGGAAAGGCGGCCAAGCCTGAGGTCGCGGCCGACCCGAAGGGGAAGATCGTGGTGGGCTTCGTGCTCAACCCGCTGTCGAGTGCCTCGACCAAGTATGCTGTCAAGCTGACCCAGGCTTGGCTCTAAGGAGGATATCTACATGGCAATCAACGCGAGGGAAGCCTACAAGGCGGGTATCCTTCTGCACAAGGCGCTTCACGCCGATGATATTCGTGTGCGCAATTCGGCTCGTAAGGATCTGAGCGAGGCCATCTCGACCTCGGACCTTCCGGTCAATCTCGGCCCGACCATGAACAAGATCATGCAGGGCGAGTACCAGCAGGTCCCGTCGAACTGGCGCGAATGGGCGGACACCCTTGAAACCCCCGACTTCGAGACGGTTCCCTACTTCAGCTTCGACTTCACCGACGACAATATCCCCGTGCGCAAGGACGGTAAGGGGTATGTCGCACAGGGGTTGCCTGCTGTCGGCGAGCTCGGCGAGTACCCGATCCTCGGTCTGAAGGCAGAGCAGTTCAAGCTGAAGCTCGCCAAGGCCGGTGTCCAGATCCCGCTTTCTTGGGAGACGCTGAAGCGTTACGGCGCCGACTGGGGCTTGATCCCTCGGATCACGAAGGAACTTGGCCGCCGCGCGGCCAACCAGGAGTCGATCGAGGCTGCTCTGCAGTTGGTTCAGCCCACCGGCCTGAACACGACCAACTTCAAGGCTGCCAACAAGAACGTCCTGGCAGGAAACCCTGAGCTGAGCATCGAGGCGCTTGAGAAGGCTTTCGCACAGCTGGCCACCACCAAGTACAACGGTCGTCGAATCATCATGCCGACGAAGTTCAACCTGATCGTTCCCCCGGCCCTGGCGAGCCGCGCCGAGCAGATCATGAAGGTCGTCGAGATCCGCCGCCAGAACGGCACCGAGACCCAGGTGATGGGTAACACAGTGTCCGGGAAGGTCGCGAATGTCTTCGAGGTGCCCGAGCTTGCGCTTATCGCCGGGGACTACGCTGACAAGTGCTGGTTCCTTCTGCCCCCGAAGAACTCGATGCCCCGTAAGAACATCGTGAACGTGTTCCTTGAGGGCGAGACCGCGCCGAAGATCTTCGTTGAGAAGACTACGAACAGCTCTGAACTCGACGGCTCGTTCGATAACGATGCGTACCGGACGAAGATCCGTCATCTCGTCAAGTCCGCTTTCATCGCCCCGGAGGGCACTCTGGCCTCCAGCGGTGCGGGCGCCTGATAACGATACCCGACAAGGATGGAAACCCCGCCCTCACAAGGGGCGGGGTTTCCTGCAGACATAGGAGAAAGGAGCCGGTGTGGCGAAGATCACTGTAGATGAGTTGAAGCTTTTCCTTCCGGGTATCGACCTCGACCCTAAACTACTCGAACGGTTGTGCGGTTTGTACACGAATGTGTTCAAGGCCGCTGCGGCTGCTTTGCGTGCGTATGCTGCGAAGCTCGTGTCGGAGGGCGGGGTCGAGAACGTCAAAGCAGACGATTTCACGCTGTCGGGGGGCGACAAGAACATCGACGCCCTGCTCGCCTTGGCCGACAAGTACGACGCACAGGGGGACGCCCTGGAGAACGGCGAGGGGCTTGTGCTCGTCCCGATGAAGGGAGACGACGTGTTCGAGAGGGCGAGGGAGTTCCTTGGCCGGTATATCTGAGGGCCGTCTGGCGATGGCGGCTAAACGCGTTGAACGCTACATGGTCGATGAGGTGACTATTTATGACGGTAAGAACATCAAATATGACGCTAAGACTGACAGCTATGATTATGGCACAGTCATATATTCTGGGAAAGCGCGTATACAGCCGATACGCCAACCTGAGGTAGCGAACGACCAGATCGCACCCCAGACGACCAACCGTGTGCGCATACAGTTGCCCCGGTCGACGATGTCACTGAACATCCCGATGGCTGCACGCATCAAAGTTGTAAAAACCCAGGACACCCCACACATGGTGGGCTACCTGATGACGGTGGCGTCCTTGGTGGATGCCTCGCAGTCATTCGAGCGGACGATCATCTGCAACACGCCGATGAACAAGGCGGAGGCGTAACCGACATGAAGATCCGCACGAAGATCGGGGCGAACAAGTTCACGAAGTACGCTAAGCGCGTTCAGGACTTCAGGGAATACGATTTGTTCGCGAACGTCATCGACAAACTGTCGGAGGAGATCCCGCCCGCCCTGCAGGACACAATTGAGAAAACCCCGTCGGCCCTCGTGCCCGGGAAGATCGGCCGTATCTGGACGGGGCACATGCACGACAGCGTGAGCGTCATCGTCCCAGACAATGTGACGGTAGAATACGGCTGGATCGAGGGGTCCAACAAGTTCGACGGCGGCTGGGATCACGACTATATCCTCGGACAGGAGTACGGCGATGATAGAGTGTGGGGCATGAAAGCCCTGGAGAAGGTGGAGAAGCAGGTGAAGCTCGCCGAGAAGACCAGTAAAGAGGTCTACACGGAGACTCGCCGCGTCTGGAAGTGGGGCAGGTGACGGATGGCCAAATACATTGATGACGTTATGGCAAAGGTCCGTGAGCTCTCCGGGGTGCCTACCAATCGCGTGTGCGAAGAAGTGGCCCTGCCCGACTTCGACGAAGGACAGAAGATGCCGTATATCGCCGTCGTGTTCGGCACGCCGTCGCACATCAGCCAGGCGACGAGCATCGTCTCCCAACTGAACGACGGCTACAGGGTGTTCTTCCTGTGCCATGTGCGAGCCCTAACCGCACAGCATGCACGGGAAATAGGAGAGAAGATCCTGTGGGGCCTGGTCGGCTTCGAGCCGGACAACAGCGGTGGTATCACGGTGCATGGCGGGCAAGGCTTGAACTACGCCGGGACCAACCACAAGGTGGTGCAGTGCGGCTACGAGCTCTACTGCTCCTTTATCACGAACCTCAAAAACCGTATTTGATAGGATGGTGTATATGGGCCTCTACAAAGACATGAACACTGGGGACGTCGGAACGTACCCGGATGACTTCGCCCAGTTCTTCGGCACGCTGGTGCCGATAACTGAGGAAGAGCCTTGTAGCGACTGTTTCATTGACAACGACAACGAGAAAAGGGGGAAGCACAGTGGCTAACGAAGTTCGTATGCTTCGCGGCAACGTGACTATTCTCTTCGCCGCTCCTGAAGCGTTCGCTGACTGGCAGCATCCTACGGCGGCGGAACTCAACGCTCAGTTCAGCGCAACCGACAACCCGCGTAACCTGGTGTTCAATGTGTCGTGTGCTATTCTGGACGGCTATTCGCTCGGCGAGACCGATCCTGACACGGACACGACCCGGACGATCTGCGACATTTCCGAGGTGGAGAACCCGACCCTCGCGAAGTATGAGGGTAAGTTCACTGCTCTCCGGGATGAGAATGTGGACGACCAGGGTGTGTTCAACATGATCCGCGATATCACGATGAAGCCTGACATCACGCTGTTCATCGTGGAGCGTATCGGAAAGCGCCCTAACAAGCCGTTCGAAGTGGGGGATGTGTTCAGCATCTACCGCTTCCAGACTGACTACCCGGTAGACGGGTATGAATCGAATGGCTTCATTAAGTACGAGCCGAACTTCCTGCAGAACGGCGCGTTCGTCCTCAACGAGAAGGTGGCCGCATAATGGATAAGAAAGTACTCTCCAACGAACACGTCAACGTCTGGGTTCTGCCCAAGGCGTCCGTGAAGGACATTAACGCTATCACTGTGGAGGAGATGAACTCCGCGGTGGCTATCGGTGATGCGATCAACTGGGATGACACGACGATCCCGGCGGCGAAGGCGTCGAAGGAACAGTCGTCCCTGTCTCTGCTCGACGCTGCCGGGTCTTCGTCCCGTGGCGCCGCACAGTACGAGGGCTCCCTCACCATGTACTACCCGACGAACCCCGACGACGCGAACTCGATTTATGCCAAGGCGTGGAACATGTTCAAGAAGACCCGCGTCGACCTCATTCTGGTTGTGCGCGGTGTCCTGAAGGGCCGTGAGCCCATCGTTGCCGGTCAGTGGTACTGCGCGTTCCTCATGATCGAGTCCACGTACAAGAACACGCTGGAAGGCGACAATCCGACCCGTTACACGGTGTCGTTCCTGCAGCAGGGCCAGCTGGCAGTCAATGGCGTCTTCAAGGACAACACGACGGCGATCACCGACACGGAGGCTCTGACGGTGTCCCTCAACGAGCATCGGCCGATCCTGCCGAAGATCCACGGCCATGTGGCTCGCTCCGTGTGCTCCTACCTGTCGAAGGACACCTCGACTGTGTCGGTCAGCCCGCTCGGTGTGGTGACCGGCCTGAAGACAGGCAGCGCAGATGTCATTGTCAGCCACCCCGCCTGTGCGAATGTGACAGTCAAGGTAACTGTGGCATAACGCACACCCCAGCGAATAGCACAGGGCGTCTCCTCTCCGCCCTGTGCTATTCTTGTTTACGACGTTACCCTAACGCCCAGTAGAGAGGAATTCAAGTCATGGACATTTTTGAGGTCCTGTCCCGTTCGAACGCGCCGAAGGCGAAGAAGGTCGTGTACCTGGATGCCGAGGCCGTGCAGGACGTGGAGCGGCTGATCAAAGAACAGGCTGACGCGGACGAAATCAAGGAGGCGGTGAAGAGGCGTGACGCTTCCAAGCTGACGTTCCACCTCCAGTCGGTGACAGCCGATGTGCGCGAAGAGCTGATGATCGGCATCGAGAGCGCGGACAAGACGAAGAACAAGACGAAGCGCGTGTCGGAGGCCTATCTGGCTCTCCTGTCGAAGACGCTGTACAAGATCGAAGACGCCGAAGGCAACGTGGATGAAAGGAAATTCAACTCCGAAGAGATCCGTAAGATCCTGAACGCTCTGCCCGGCGAACAGTATCTGGGCCTGCTCGTGGCGGCGATGAACCTCCTCGGAGCTTCCGCCGACTACGACAATGCGGTGACGGTGGATTTCTGATAGACGCCCTCCAAGACAAAGGGGGGAGCGGCGCTCTATCGATGGTTAGGACGGCGGTGGACCTGCACATGAGGCCCACCGCCGTTATCTATAACCAGCCTGACCCTTTCGGGCATTGGACGGAGCTGGACTATAAGCTTGTATTGGCCTACAAAACGGTTAAGGACGAGACGTGCCAGCGGTGCGGTAACCCTATCTGGTTGTGTCATTCGACAGATCCTGATATAGCATGGCGTGCGGAAGACAGAACGTGCTATGCTACTAAAGCAAGGATGATGCATGATTGGACCAGCACACACCGCGCCACCGACCCGCCTCCCTATGAGGAGAAGCAAAAATGGGGCAAGGACACTGTGATGACACCGTACATGCCAGACTATGCGGAGCGAGACTTGCCCACGAGGATGGACTACTACAACAGGAGTGAGTGATGCCTGATATTAAGCAGACTATCGAGTTCAACGTGCAGGGCACGTCTGAACTCCACGAGGCTGCGGAATCCATCAACACTATCGCACAAGCCCTCGACAACATCAAAGGCAAGGTCGTCGGCGCCGACATCGGCAAAGGCCTGGACGGCGCCGGGCGTGGAGGCAGGGAGGCCGGGGAGGGCTTTGACCGAGCCGGTAAAGCCGCGGAAGAGGCGAAGTCGCGTATATCCAACATGCGCTACGCCCTCTACGACGTGGCCGCCGTCATGCAGAACATCTCGAAGACCGCCTTCGGCGCCTTCTCCACGGTCGTCAAAGAGTCGATGGAATATGAGTCTGCTTTCGCACAGGTTAAGCGGACCAACGACATCGCTGGTAAGTCGGCGGATGAGCTACGCGGCAAACTGGAGCAGATGGCCGCCTCGGTGACGACCACGAACTTCAAGGACCTGTCGAACATCGCAGCACTCGGCGGTCAGTTGGGCGTCGCTAAAGAGTCCATCACAGACTTCACCGAGACGGTCGCTAAGCTCTCGGCGACCACCGACCTTTCGCTCGACAAGTCGGGTGAGACGATCGCGCGCTTCCAGACGATCATGGGCACGACCGGCCAGAACTTCGACAACATCGCCTCTTCTATCCTGAAGGTTGGCGTCAACTCTGCTGCCACCGAGTCGCAGATCGCCAACACATCGACGCAGATCTCCGCTATGGGCAAATTCGCCGGCCTCACCGAATATCAGGTGGTCGGCTTGTCCGGTGCGTTGGCATCGATCGGCGTGGCACCCGAGCTTTCGCGTGGTGTCGTTACGCGTATGTTCACCCAGATGCAGAAGGCCATCCGAGGTGGCGGAGACGAACTCAACCTGTTCGCGAAGGTGGCCGGTGTTTCCGCACAGGAGGTCCAGTCCGCATGGGGCACGTCGAAGTTCTCTGACATCTTCGTCAAGTTCATCGCCGGGCTGAAGAACCAGGGGCAGGGCGCTATCGGTGTACTCAAAGACCTGGGCATCAAAGCGTCCCGCGACGTCCCGACGATCCTCCGTCTGGCCGAGGCGCACAAGACACTTGAGCAGACTATGCGCGACGCCGAATCGGGATACAACGACTCGAAGACGCTCAATGACCAGTACAACCAGATAGCTTCCACCACGGCCGGCAAGCTAGAGATGTTGAAGAATGCTTGGTCTAACCTGAAGGCGGAGATCGGCCGGTCTACGAACTCCGGTATCGGCGACATGCTAGGGTCCCTTACGGGTCTCGTTCAAGTCCTCGCGAACCTCGTGCAGAATCCCGCCGCACAGTGGATCGCCAAACTGGCCGGCGCCTTCCTGACGGCCGGAGGTATCCTGGCCGGCTACTATGCGAAGCAGGCCCTTGTGCTCGGCGGAGCCTACGCGTTGACGACCGCACAGCGGTCGATGGGCATCGCGATGCAGCATCCGATCACGTCGATCCGCTCCCTCCTGTCCGCTCTCGCTGAGACAGTCAAGCTCTACAAGTTGTCCACGGTGTCCGTCAACGAGCAGACGGGCGCCCTCTATAAGAACGCTGGCGCCGCCCAGTCGGCCGCCGCATCTCAGCGGGCCGCCGGCCAGGCGGCGGCGTCTCGGTCTGCTGCCGGAGCTGCGTCGGGTGGCGCGGCTGACGCGGCCGGTTCGATAGGGAACGCAGCTAAGGCCACATCAGGGCTTATGAGCGCCTTCAAGGGTCTCGCCGCGGGGGCAGGTATCTCCTTGTTCTTCACGGGGCTATCTAAGCTCACCGAGGGCTGGACCCGTCGCTCCGAGCAGGCCAGGGCGGAGGCGAAAGCCCTGGAGCAGGCACAAGCCGACCTCGCGCAGTCTGTGATGCAGGACACGAAGGCTTTCCAGGAGGGCGGCAGCGCCGCCTACGTGTTCGCGAAGGCGACCAACAAGGCCGGAGAGTCTGTGTCTTCTCAGCTGTTCTCCACCTCGGATGCGAACGCCCAGACGAAGGCGATGGCTCAGGCGCAGGAGCTTCTCGCACAGAAGACCGGGCAGTCCACGGAGGAAATAGACAAGCAGACGTATGCGATCGGCGAGAACTCGCTGAAGAAGATGGCGGAGCAGATCGCCGGCAACACGGGCTTCAAGCAGTTCGCCGACGACCAACTGGGGACGCTTCGACAGCTGGGCTTCTCCGTGCAAGAGTACTCGAAGCTCGTCACGCAGGGCAACTCGGAGATGACCGACTCGCAGAAGAAGATGGCTGAAGAGTTCCGGAACAAGGGGTTCGGGTTCCTGGCCGACGACATCGAGCGCAGCACCCAGAGGTCCAGCCAGTACATCGACTCCTTCAAAGCCAAGATTCAGGAGATGATAGCGTCCGGAAAGATCAACTTCATCGACGGCAAGGCCATCATCGAGACGCTGCAGAAGATCGACGACAATGCACACAAAGCCTTTGATGGTGTGCGCAACGAATCCGACCTGGCATCGCAGACCTTGAAGGGTCTGAAGGGCGACGCAGCAGACGCCGGAGACGAGATGGATGAGATGGGCGAGAAAGCCGACAAAGCGGCCAAGGAGCTCAAGAAAGTCGTCGACTCCGCCCTGTCTGGCGATGAGGCGTTCGTCAATCTGGAGGATGCCGTCGCCAACTTGGGTGAGAGCCTGTATAAGAACGGCATGAACTTCGATGAGTTTTCGGAGGCCGGTCGGGCTAACCTGAAGGCTCTCTACGCTGTTGTGCGCCAAGCTGCTGAAGCGTCTGGCGGCGACGCCGGTGTGATGAACGCGTACATCCAGCAGATCATGCAACTGCTGCGCAGCCACGGCGTCGGCTCTGTGCAGGTTCTTGAACGGGTGGAGCAGAGGCTTCATGCGGTGGCCAACAAAGCCACCCAGTCGGCGAACCAGATAACGAAGGCTGCTGCGCTCGCACAGAAGGCGGGCCAGGCGATCGGCATGATCGCCGCTGGTATCGCCACCGGCAAGGACTTCTCGAAAGAGGCGTCTGCGTCGCTTCAGGGCCTAGGCAAATCGTCTACGGCTGCACTGCCGTCGATCAAAGACCTCGGTAAAGCGCTTGACCAGGGGTTCGCGAGGGGCGCCCGGAACGCCGCCAAGCACGCCAAGAAGGCCAGGCATAGGACGAGGAAACTCGGGGACCGTGCGAAGAAGGCAGGCAAGAAGATCAAAGAGGCGGCGAAGGAGATCAAGACCTTCACCGACTACATCAGCGAGCTGTCGTCCGTAGCGAACGCCGCATTCCACTTCCGTTGGGAGTTCCCCAAGTCCCTGGATGAGACGGCGAAATCGTTCAAGACGATTAAGTCTTATTTCGAGTCTGCTGCTAAGGATGCGCAGTCTGCGAACAAGGAGATCGGCGACGCTAACAAGTCGATCGAGGACACTCGGAACAAGATCGCCGAGTTGGACGCCGAGCTGTCGAAGCTCCAGTCGGATCGTAACAAGCTGACGTTCCAGCTGAAGGTCGCCGTCGACTACGGCGACACGCTGCGAGCCGACGACATCCGCGCCGAGCTGCAGAAGAACGCCGCAGCCCAGCAGAAAAACCGCACAGACCGTAAGAACGCCGAGGGTGACCAGGCCGGCAACTATCAGAAGTTGTACGAGGCGATGCAGAAGCTCTCCGACGCACAGGCGAAAGCCCGACGTGACCTGGCGGGATTCTCGGACGCTGCTAGGGAACAGCGTGGTAATGTGCTGTCGTTGGTTGAGGCTTACCAGAAGCAGATCCTAGCCTACGCTAATACGGGCGCCAGTCAGCAGCAGGTGTTGGCTTACGCCTCTGCATTGCGTGCGGAGTTCATCAACAACATGACCTCGATGGGTTACTCCCGAGCGGAAACCGAACGATACGCGGCGACGTTCACAGACCTGTCGAAGGTCATCAACGGCGTACCTCGGAACTTCACGGTGGGCGTGAATGCGGACCCAGCGCTGCGCGCCCTGTCCGATCTTGAAGCGAAGAACCGCAAGTCGCAGCACTCGATGGACGACAACAGGGACTCCGCCGATAAGCTAGGCCACGCTCTGAACAACACCGGGAATGACGCTTCCGGTCTGGGCGGCGCGCTGGGCGGTGGGGGCGTCGGCGGGGCTGCCGAACAGGCGGCCATGACGTTCCAGCAGCTCGGGCAGATCACGGGCAATATTGGCGCGGAGATGTGGAAGGCCGCAGGCTCGGCCAACACAGCCGCACATGGGATGAACAACATGGGCAACCAAGCTCACGGCTCTGCCTATTCGCTGAACGTGGCCGGTGATAAAGCCAACTGGATGACGTATACGATCAACGGCATACGGGAAGCCGGGTACGGCGCTTTCAGCAACATCATCAGCAGCGCACAGCAGGCGGGGTTTTCGTTCAACCAGGCAGCCTCGGACGCCGCTAATTTGCGTAATCGCCTTTGGGAGCTTCAGGGGATATCCTTCGGTGGTTTCGCGGCAGGTCTTCGGTCTGTTTGGGGTTTCTCAACCGGTGGCCTGGTTGGAAGCACCGCCTATAACAGTAGTAAGCAGTCTACCGATACGGTGCCAGCCATGTTGACACCCGGCGAGTTCGTCATCAACCGTCAAGCCGCACAAACCGTCGGATACGGGTTCCTGGAGGCCGTCAACTCTGGAAGGGCTGCGGCCTCGGGTGCTTCAGCTGCGTCGTCCGGCGGTGCGGGTGGTGGCTTCGGAGGGGGCCCGATCCTGGTCGAGCTGTCCGGAACGGACAGGCATATCCTAGTGAGCGCTGTCAACAAGCCGACGGTGATAGACGGCAATGCTATAGTGGGGATGGTCAACGGCTCTAACGCCATGGCATCGAGGAGAGGAGCATAGGAATGCCTAAAAGACCCAAAGTGTGGTTCGGCACGTTGAACGACATGCGCTGGATCGACGCTCCCGTAGCGAACTTCCAGAGCAACAGCGTGGGTTTCAACTATAATGCCACGACTCTGCGGGGTGACGGTTTCGCCAAGAGGTCGGCGTTGACGCACAGAGAGTTCACGCTCACGTGGGCGGCCAACACGGTGGCGGAGCACGCTGCCCTGCTGTATCTTCTGTCCACGAACGAACTGCTCTACTACGTGGACCCGTTGGCGATGAAGACGAACCTCCTGCCGCTGTTCATGTCTCACTACACGCCTAACGCCACTGTTTTTACGGACGACATTCCGCATGTGGCGACACCCGGTGCCTACAACGGGGCCCCGGCGATGTCGTGGAACCCGGCGTGGATATGGCAGATCGGGCAGAAGATCCATTGGCCCGAAGGCTACAACCTGTGGGCCGGGTGCCGTGGGGATGGGACAGTGCAGATCAACGAGACTGCTGTCACGGCGGTCAGCGAGTTCGACGGCCGCTACGTGACGACGATGGTCCCAGCGAACAACATCAACAACCCGTGGGGGGAGCTTCAAATGTGGGCGAGCTCCCGTATATCCAGCATTTGTTTGAGAGCCTACCCTGCAGACCGCGTGAAGACGATCAACGACGTTCCGGACAACCATGGCCCGTTCCTACCCGGTATGGGGTATGGTGCGTTGCAGCAGAAGGAGCCATATTCGATACAGGAGTACAGCGCGGCTATCGACGGTTATGAGGTGGCTGTGACTGCTTCGTTCACTGAAAAGGTGCTGCTGTGAGTATCGCGCCGGAACCTTTCGAGTATAGGACTGACCGTTCGCTGGAGAACTTCTCCGCACAGTGGGACCGCATGTCGTACAGCGTACCGGGCGGCACTAAGGGCTACCCCGTGATGACGTTGACGGATAGGTTCTTCAAACCGGCGGATGTGTCGACGACGTGGACGAACAAGCACCCTGTGTCGAGTGTGTACGAGTTCCGGGGGGATGTGCGAACGTTCACCTCTAACTATTCGACGAACACCGTGACCGTTGATGACTTGTGTTATAAGCTCAAGCAGGTGAAGGTCATCCCCACGCAGTACAATAATTTCCGTAATGTCGTCGTCGAGCTGTTCAAGCTGTGCGACTACGACAAGGTGTATGTGGACGGTTTCATCAAGTCCGACCAATATAACCCGATCATCATGGCTCCGGGCGGGTCATTCAACGTGTGGGATTACTTGAACACCCTGTGTGCGGTTCATAACGTATACATGCTTCGCCAGAACTCGAACCTGTTGTTCCTCCGTGACAATAACTTCCTGAAGGAACGCATGAATAACGTGACGGGTATGAGTTACAGTGTGGATCTCGCACAGTCCACTAAGACCGTGAAGACAACGTATAGGCCCATGCGTTACGCCTACAACGAGTATTTGCCGTTGAGCAAAGAGTCAAAGGACACGATCATCCAAGTGGACGCTCGGAAGACCGTGGAGCAGACGATCACACTCGACGCCTACGTTATCGAAGCTATGACGCCGTGGGTGACGCAGTGCAAAGACTACATCCCGGCGAAGGACACGTCGGGCCTAGAGTACACGGCGTACTGCGTATCCGGCAACGATGGGTTGCCGATCACGGCGTCCCAGTGGCTTGGGCAGGGCGGCAGCCTGTCTGTGCGTCTAGATCCGAAGAACCACAACCAGATCATCGTGACTGTGCGCGGGATGGTGACGTCGGATTATTCGCCTTTCCGCATCGCTGCATCCTCGGGGCCATCCAACTATTACAACTCGCTGCGTTTCCGCGGAACCGGGCTGGTGATGGGTCCGGAGGACACGTATGTGACGCACACGGGGTCGTCCTCACTGGGTAGCGACGAGGAGCAGATCAACAACCCGTTGATCAATACCCCGTCGCTGGCGATCGACAACAGCCTCCGGGCTGTGTGGGAGAAATCGGGGTCGATCCCGACTATCACTCTCACATCCCCTAACCTGGAGAGCCGCACCCCTTCGGTGACGGGGAACGACTTTTTCCTTACGTCTGGGTCGGCCTTCGACTACGGCGGGGACCGGTTCATGACGACGCACGTCGATATGAACAATCAGGAGATTACGGTGACGGCTACGTCGCGGATCACCTGCGATGAATTCTCCAATAAGATCGATACAGGAGTCTCAGTGGCCGACTACGAAGCTAAGATCCCGAAGACGATCTACAACGTGTTCCAGTTCAACCAACCGCACAAGGAGTACAAGCCGGAATGATACCTAACAAGAATCTGGGCGCCGGCGACACATGGGGTGCGTGGGTGCAGGACGAGATATCATCCATCAACTCAGGCCTCAACAATTTGGGGATCGGGGGTGTGCGCAACTCCCTAAATGGGCTGATGTCGAACCTGGACAACACCAATAACAAGCTGTCTTTCCGGACTCTTACAGGCGATTTGCGTATGCTTGGCCCCAATTCTGATAATGTAATGATGTCCGAGAGTATATTGAACTACCCCGAGAACGGGAGGGGTTATTTGAACTTCCTCTTCTTCGGCAGTGGTCGTTACGTGAATAAGGGCACGTCTGATGCATTCCGGTCGAAGATGCAGTTGGTGCTCCAGACCGCTTGGACACCACCGGGCGGAACGCAGACGAAGTACGAAGAATACTACATCTCTCAAATGCCGGGGATGTTCAATGGTGAGATTAATGCTGGATATTACGACCTCTACGCATTCTACAACCTGACAGTGCCGCGCGTCACACAGGTGGTCTTCCGCCTTATCGGGGAGAACAGGTTGACCCACAACCCGGAAAAGGACGAGTACAACTACTTCAACGGCACTATACTGGTAATGGAGTCCAACCAGCCTAACACGTAAGGAGAGGAAACATGGCTACAACGGACAGCAATGGGATCGCCCACATCGAGGGCACCGACCCGGTCAAACCCCTGCAGGGTTTGTTTAACACAATCTCATCTTCTGTGTCCAACGTCGTCGGCAAACTGCGAAAGCAGGTTATCTACCCGGTGAAGACGCGGTGGGACGCACAGAACAAGGTAGACGAGCTGAAGCGCCAAGGCGTGGAGGGCACAGCTGACGAGCCGATCGTCTTCAACATTCTGAACGATCGTATCCAACTTCAGCATGACGGCTCGGGGTTCACATACTTCAGCGCGCAGATGGCGGTTCTAGCAGCCGGGGTATTCGAAACCGGGTATCAACGGTGGGAGTTATACAATATAAAGTCGTTCACTGTGCCCTTCCCTGAAGAGCTCGACCGTATCCCTCGTTCGCTACTGTGCCAGGTCACGGACGCCATCACACACAGTATCATCGGTTTCCCCGTGGATAAGAAGCAGTTCGGCGTTGCCACCGCCTGTAACTGGAAATGGGCCGTTGACTCGAACGTCCACGTCAGCTGGGTAGCGCTCGGGTAACCAACCTGCTTGACATATAGAAGAAGCCCCCGCATTGCGCGGGGGCTTCTTCCTACTCACCTGCCTTATAGCGTCTCCACCACCGGTGGATGTCTGTGTTTGGCGTGTACAGCCAACTCGGTCCTATGATGTTGAACAGCACGTCGACGAACCTGTGCGATCCGTTACCCTGGCCGTTCCAGGGATGGGACGAGAACGGGTTATCCGCGTCCCACTCGAAGACGGGGCCGATACCTGCCTTGCCCAGGCGCACAGCCAGCTCGAAGCAATCTTCGACGTGCAGTGCCTCGTTGTCGTAGCAGTATTTCCTGATCCACCGTGCGGTGTTCCATTTCTTGATCATCAATTGGTCCTTTCTCTTGTCAATTGCAGAAGCCCGTGGTAAAAGGCTTCGGAAGCCTGTTGGGGCGTGCACGCGTTTCCGAGGGCCACCAACTGTGATGTGCGCGACACGTCGTCCGCGTCGGTCACCCACCCTTTCGGGAAGCCCATCATCCACTCGATGAACTCTACGTTGAGAGTCCCTTTAGGCTTCGCAAGTGGATGGGCCTCGCGACCGATTGTTTCCTCCCAACGCTCGATGGCCGCCCCGTGGAACATGGTTGAATGTTTGAGTATCTTCAGTGCATTCCCGTCAGTCTCTGCTATCCACTCGATATTGTTGTCATACGGGACAATGGATGTCACTGTGTTGAATACACCGAGCTCCAACCCACCGATACCTGTGAAAAGCGACCCTATCTTCATTTCCATCCTCTCTCGTACGTGGGTTTGTGATGCTCGCGCTCGACCAGGTAGGCGATGGCATGCCGTGCGGCCTCCCGCCTGTCGTGATGGTGGTCCTCGACCTTCTCGAACAGGAAGCCGAGCTTGCGGAGGTTCTCATCGCGGACGAACAACCGCTGTTGCGGTGTGCGCCACACAATCTCTTTCCCGAGGAACCGGCCGAAGACGTGGACGGCGCCCTCGACGCGAACCGGGTTGATGTCGGCCCCGGGGATGTTCCGGTTAACGTACTTCTCGCACACCACAACGTCCGGGTGGACCATGCGGTCGAACATTCGCTTGTAGAACCAGTCGTATGTCTCCTCGGTGCCGGGGTTCCACGAGTTGAGGAGCCTTGCCGGCTTGTCCCCCTCATAGTTGAGGAGGACGATGCCGGTCGTCCCCCCGACCCCGCAGGGATCGATAGCCAACAGCGTCGTCATTTACTGTCCCTGCTCTCAGAGCCCGTGGTACTGCTGTGCGTAGCCCCAGTACCCGCCGTCGACGAATGACCGGGAGGCCGGGTGGTAATAGTAATGCGCCTCGCCTCTTGTATCGCACGGTTCAGCTTCTTCTCCGATTTGCGGAGCTGCCAGTCCAGCAGCGCTATAGCCACCGACCAGGCCAGAAGCATAATAACGACCCAGATATTCATAGTATCTCCTTTCCTTCGCTTTGTTGCCCCACAAGTAGTCGACCAACAGACAGGCGAACACACCATAGTGGAACGGCCATGCCCAGACGGTCCACATGAAGGGCCTGATGCGCGTGTCGTAGTTCTCAATTCCTCTATCGCCTCTTGTCGCCCAGATTTGGTAGGCGACGAGGTGTGCAATGGCGCCGATGAAGAGGACGCATATAATGAGCTGTGTCTCGTTGAGAGTGTTCGTCTGTGTCATGGGGTTGGCTCCTTTCTTTCTCCATGTCTCCATGGTAGCGAAAGGAGCCAACCCCGTCAACACCCTTGTCTGTGTCGTCCGTCACTTATGCAAGCCTGAGAACATAACGGTCGAAACCGGCCGACTGCACGCATTCGACGAGCTCGCGCCTGCGTTTCTCCCATCGTTTTCTGTCCCACGAGGCGGCCGTCAACTGGAAGGCCACCGACGTGCCCTCCGTCCGGGCCTCCTGCAAGGCGAAGGTGCGCACACCAGCCAGCTTCAGCTGGGAGACGAGGTCCTCGAAGTTGTAGTCGATGAGCGACTCGGGGTATACGGTTGTGCGCACCTCGTAGTCGACACCGGACTCCAGCACGAGGTCGAGCGTATGCCACACCTTGTCTCCTCGCACACCGACGGCTTTCTTGTAGTCCTCAGGGCGAGCTTTCACGTCGAGCCCGACCCAATCGACGACGTGCATCATACGCTCCAGCCGGTCCGGAAACATGCCAGACGTGTGGACGCCCACACCGAAACCGAGCTCAGCGACCGCTTCAGCGGCCGGAATAACAGCCTCCTGGCGCAGTGCCTCTCCACCTGTGAAGACGACGCCGTCGAGCAGCCCCCTCCTTCTCTTGAGGAAACCCTCAACCTCCGACCAGGCGACGACCCCCGGTGTGCGGTTATCGAGGATGGCCGAGTTCTGGCAGTATGGACACCTGAGCGGACAACCCTGGCAGAACACGGTGGCTACGAGCCGGCCGGGCCAGTCCACTGACGACAGTGGCACCAGCCCGGCCACTTGAAGGTCGTTGCTCTCGGTCAAGCCTTCACGCTCTCCTTCTCGGTGAAGCACGTCCGTTCTGCGTACTCTCCCTTCTTCCCGATGTTGAACGACTGCACAGGCCTGAAGTATCCCATGACGCGCGTCCACACCTCGCATGCCTCACCGCACGTCTCGCACACGAAATGCTCCCCGGCGAGGTAGCCGTGATTGGGGCAGATCGAGAACGTCGGCGTGATCGTGATGTAAGGCAGGCGGAAATTGGTGAGCGCTCTCTTCACCAATTTGGCACACACCTCACCGGAGGAGATCTTCTCGTTCATGTACAGGTGCAGGACGGTGCCGCCCGTGTACATCGACTGCAAGTCGGCTTGTTCTTCCAGAGCTTGGAATGCGTCCTGTGTGTGCGACACAGGCAGCTGGGAAGAGTTAGTGTAGTAGGGGTTCTTGTCCGTGCCGGCCTGGACGATGTTGGAGAACCGTTTACGGTCTTCCTTGGCGAACCTGTATGTGGTGCCCTCCGCGGGGGTTGCTTCCAGGTTGTAAAGGTTTCCGGTCTTCTCCTGATACTGGACGAGGCGCTCTCTCATATGTGCGAGGAGCTTCTTGGCGAAGGCGTGGCCCCACTCGGTAGTGATGTCCTCCCTGTCGTGTGTGAAGTTGCGAATAGCTTCGTTGACGCCGTTGACGCCGATCGTGGAGAAGTGGTTGCCAAGTCCTCCCAAGTAGCGCTTGCTGTAAGGGAAGAGGCCTCGCTCCATCAGCTCGGCGATCTTAATCCTCTTCTTCTCAAGCGTGGACGAGGCGAGGTCCATAAGATGGTCAAGCCTCTCGTAGAGCGCGTCTTCGTCCCCAGCCCACATGTATCCGAGCCTTGCGGCATTCACGGTGACGACGCCTATAGAGCCCGTGAGCTCGGCCGAACCGAACAAACCGTTGCCCCGCTTCAGGAGCTCGCGCAGGTCGAGCTGGAGGCGGCAGCACATCGAGCGGATCATGCCCGGGTCGAGCTCGGAGTTGATGAAGTTCTGGAAGTAGGGCAGGCCGTACTTCGCGGTCATATCGAACAGGGCGCGGGCGTTGTCCGACTCCCAGTCGAAGTCCTTCGTCATGTTGTAGGTCGGGATAGGGAAGGTGAAGACGCGGCCGTCGGCGTCGCCTTCCATCATGACCTCGATGTAGGCGCGGTTGATCGTGTCCATCTCGGCCTGGAGGTCCCCGTACGTGAAGTCGCACAGTTCACCTCCGATAAGCGGATGGTTATCCTTGATATCCTCAGGGCACGTCCAGTCGAACGTGAGGTTCGTGAACGGGCACTGGCTACCCCAACGGCTGGGAACGTTGAGATTGAAGATAAGTTCCTGCATGGACTGCTTGACTTCCGCATAGTCCAGCTTGTCGAGCCGGATGAACGGCGCCATGTACGTGTCGAAGGACGAGAAGGCCTGGGCCCCCGCCCACTCGTTCTGCAGCGTGCCGAGGAAGTTGACGATCTGGCCGCAGGCTGACCTGAAGTGCCGGGGCGGCTTGGAGGCGATGGCCCCGGCGATGCCGTTGAAGCCTTCCTCCAAGAGCCTCCTAAGAGACCAGCCCGCACAATAGCCCGCGAGCATGTCGAGGTCGTGGATATGGTAGTCGCCGTTTCTGTGTGCGGCTCCTTCTTCTTCGCTGTACACCTTCGACAGCCAATAGTTCGCGATCGTCTTGCCGGCGGCGTTGAGAATGAGGCCGCCGACGGAGTAGCCCTGGTTCGCGTTCGCGTTGACGCGCCAATCCGCCTGCTCCACGTACTCCTCCACTGTGGAGATCGGGTCGATGTTAACAGTCAAAATCTCGTCCTTTCTACGATGGGTCTTCGATTATACAGCCACGGCGGCCTTGATGGCGGGGTGGTGTTTGTACCCTGCCGATGCGTATATATCACTCATTTGATAGTCGAATATCGATGGTGCTTTCTTGAGGCTGAGCTCGGGAAACGGGTAGGGAATGCGGGCAAGTTGTTCTCGCGCAGCCACCACGTGGTTCTTGTATATGTGGCAGTCTCCTCCAGTCCAAATGAATTCTCCTACATCGTAGCCTGTCTGCTGTGCGATCATATGCGTCAACAGGGAGTATGACGCGATATTGAAAGGCACACCCAAGAACAAGTCCGCACTGCGTTGATACAACTGGCACGAGAGCCTGCCGCCTGCTACATAGAACTGGAATAGAACATGGCACGGTGCAAGAGCCATGGCGTCCAAGTCGCCGACGTTCCATGCTGACACGATGTGCCGGCGGGAGTCCGGATCGGCCTTCAAGCTCTCGACGACCTCGTATATTTGGTCGATGCCCTTTCCGTCAGGTGCAGGCCAGGAACGCCACTGGTGCCCGTACACGGGCCCAAGGTTGCCGTCCGCATCGGCCCACTCATCCCAGATGGAAATGCCATGGTCCTTCAACCACTTGATGTTCGTGTCGCCGGACAGGAACCACAGCAGTTCGCCCTTAACAGCCTTCATGGGCACGAACTTCGTCGTGATACGCGGGAAACCGTTGTTCAGGTTGTAGCGGAGCTGTCGCCCGAAGACGGACAGAGTTCCCACCCCTGTGCGATCCTTCTTCTCCACACCGTTCTTCAACACATCGGCGAGGAGATCTTCATACTGTCTGTCAACTGTATTCATCAAACGAACTTCCTGACCATGTCCGGACGGAACCCGCTCCAATGTGTCTGGCCGATCACCACAACCGGCGCTTGTTTGTAACCGAGCCCCAATACGAATGACAACGCGTCGTGGTCCTCGGTGATATCGATCTCATCGAAAGGGATGCCTTTCTTCGTCAGATCCTTCTTCGTCATCTTGCATTGCACACAGCCTGGTTTCGTGTACAGCGTCGCTTTTGTCATACTCTCTCCTTTCATCAGTGGGAGGCGTGCTCCCAGTCATCCGCCGGCTGCCCGTGTGCGGCTGTGAACTCTACCCCGTTCCACGTCGTGGACATCAGCTCGGCGATTTTCGGCACCGCCCAGTCTAGCTCCGATTGGGGAATAGAGAAAATCAACTCGTCGTGGATTTGCGCGCGAAGCCAGTGAATGAGACGAATGTCACAGTTCAGCATGCGGATAAGCGCGTCCGTCATGATCTCCCTCGTCCCCGACTGACCCATGAGCGCCGAGGACTGGGTGTACGACCGCTCGACGTTGACGCTCATGCGCCGGCCCCACGCGTTGTAGATGTAGCCGCTCTCGCCCTGATCCGCACAGTCCTGACGCCATTCGACGACTCGCGGATAGGCTTTCGCCATCTGTTTGACGAAGTGTTCCGCTATGTCTAACGGTTGTCCAGAAGCCTTGGAGATCGTCTTCGCCCCGCCGCCATAGTTCCAGGCGTGCGAGAGCGCCTTGGCTTTCTGGCGGTACGGGTTGTGCTTTCGCGCTTCGGGGTCGTCCTCCCAACCTTCAGGCATGTGCGCCTCGTACTCTTCGTCGCCCCAGACGGCCCGGCCTGTGATCTCATGCGGGTCGGCGCCAGGCAGGAAGTTCTTCAGATATGCAGGATCCTGTGCGTAGCCGGCGACGATCCTCGCATCCGCGTTCGAGTAGTCGAACGACACCAGCTTGGAGCCGGGGTCTGGGATGAAATAGGACTTCTCTACGGCATTGTCTCCGCGAGCCGTCCACACGGTCAGGCCGGGCTTCGTCGTCGACGAGCGTCCAGATCGCTGGAGGTCGTCGACCTCGGGGTGCACCCGGCCGTCAGGCTGCAGACAATCGATTGTGAGCTGCGCAAGTGAACGCTGGCCCAGTAGCTCGCCCAGCACCTTTCCGAAGGCCTCAGCGTGGCTTCCGTGGCCTCTCAAGAGGTCTTGTACGACGCTGCCGGACAGCTGCAGAGCGCCCGTCGGTGTGCGAGGCCACTCGGGGTGCGTGAACTCGTCCACACCGAACGCAGCCAGGGCATCGAGGACGCACTGCTTGCCTTTAGTCGTCCGCCACGGCTGTTTCGAATCGAGTGGCATGCCCACCGACCTGTGCAGGTAATCGAGCAGCTTCTCTTTCCTGTCCGCCAACTCGTAGAGTCTGTCATAAGCCTTGTCGGCGTCGATGAGGAAACCGTTCCTTGACATCTGCGCGTTGATAGCCGCCTTCAATTGTTCACGCCAGTCGTACTCGTCGACCTCATGACGAAGCAGGAGCTCCTTGAAAATACCCCTGAGCACCACTACGTCCTGTTCGGAATACTCGCGGAACGTCGGATCGTCGAGCGGGATCAATCCGAAGTCGAGATCTGCGACCTTCGTCCCCGGGGGGTTGAACTGCTTGGCGAGGTCTTTCAAGTCCATGACCTTTCCTTCCAACCCCAGATGGTGTGCGAGGTTGTCGAGCGATAGCCATCTGCGCACATTCGAAGGGCTGAGGTCAGTGACGATGCGGCGCCCCGCCCTGTCCAGGTAGACGGATGGGGCGGGGTAGGCGATGTTCGCCAGCACCATGGTGTCGATGACCTTGCGGGCCATCGTCATCCGCAGTGGTTCGTCGCTGTCTTTGCCGAACAGCACAGACAAGTCGAAGTTGTGTCCGTTATGTATCACCACGCCGTCGGCTTTCCGAATAGCATCCATGACTTCGTCATAGTCCTCCGTCAAGACGACGGGACCTTCACCCCATGCGTACTGACCGAGGCGGAAGAACTCACGCGGCGGCATGGACCAGCGCTTCTCGACTCCGTGGGACTCGATGTCGAGGAAGAGGATCCTCGACCACTCTCCGCCGAACGGCGACGACCACGCCCCGTTATCCAGTAGATAGCGTCGCACAACACCAGCAAACCACTGAGCTGCCGTGTCGATGCCGCAGTCGTCCCACGGTTCGAGGTCGAAGACAGCGGCGCCTTCCTCGGTGTCGGACCACTCATAGTTGAGGGGTCCGAGCTCTGGATTGGCAGCCACAGCCACCTCCTGGAACATCTCGATGTCGCCGGAGGCTAGATAGAATCGCACATTTCTCATTCATCCACCACCATCGTGTAGAACCAACCCTTAGACTTCTTGCTCTTGCCCTTGCCTCGGACGTATTCGAGCTCGACCGGGCCGGAGATGAGACCTCTTCCTCGCAGCGAAGAGATGATGTTCTTGTACGTCCACTCGTCCAACTCGGGGAATTTGTCCCGGACTTTCGTGCACAGGATGGCGTGGTTCGCCTTGTCGCAGTGCGTGCGAATGAAAGTCATGACCGACTCCTGCTGCTTGACGTAGTGGCTCGCCGTCACGTCGTTGAGCGCCTTGAGCAGACACCGTACCCAATGGTTGGCGTAGTAGATGGCGTTCAGCATGTGCGTCTTGGTGATCACGCCGTCCTCTCTATCCATGAGGCTGAACATCCCGGCTACCTGGGGAACGGTGATGCACAGCCGTCGGAAGGCGGATTCGAAGATCGACGACTTGTCTTCGACGATGTCGAAGCGCTGTACATTGAGACACCATGTCTCGTAGCGGTCGAGCGCTTCGTCGTCCACGTCTAGGAGAATACGGTTGACATCGAGGTCCCGCTCCTGAAGTCGCTGCTCCACGTCGGGCACGTCGTCAGTCTTGTAGCACACGCGGCACAGTTGATTGACGCGACTCGCCAGGGTGTGCGCGAGCTTCTGCGCCTTCCTGTCGCGGTCTTTGCTGTTGCCGAACTTTCTACGGCTATTGAACATAGCAGCGATCTTCGGCTTATCATCGCTTTTACTCTCGTTGTCTTCTTCGATGTACGTAACCCACGTGAAACGCGTGAGGAACCCATTCTTGAAGTTGCGCATTTCGAGGATGTCGATTGACTCATCGTAAATACCAGTGAGAATCACATTGAGGTGTGCGTTAGCGCGATCTACACCCTCAGTCGTGATACGACGGGTCATCTCGACTTCGCCGCTGAACAACTTGCACAGGCCGGCGTCGAAGCCGTTCCATGACCCGCGGTTATCCATGATATCTCGAAACTTGTCTTGGATCTCATCGAGCGCCATATACGTTGGTGTGTTGTGGAAGGGGGCGATATCACGCTTCATAGCCTGAATAGTGGAATCACTCGCCACTTTGATGCTGTTGGCACGCCCTATCAGAGTACCGCACAGATCGATGACCGTCTGGGCTCCGTTAACGGCCGTGGTCTTGTGTGCAGTGCCGGAGGGACCGAGGATGAGCGGCCAGAAGCGAAGCCCCTGCTCGTCGTCCCCCGTCGTGTTGATGGACCCGAAGGCTCCGATCGTCGTAGCCATCGTCACAATACCCAGTGCAGCATGATATGCGTCCGCGGTATCTGTCACTGTGCGACCGTAGTCGATGTAATCCTTGACGAATGTGGGATTGTCGTCGCTTTCTATGAAAGCCACCTCGTCGTCGGTGAGAAGCTGTATCTCGCCGGTTTGGTATTCCCGGATGGCGTTGGCGAAGCTTTCGTCTCCGAGAGCGATCCCGTTCTCGTCTAGGTGCGTGAAGCTGTCCTTGTACTCCTTACTGAATTTCTCGACCTCTTTCCACGTGCACTGTTCCCAATTATCTCGTCTCGGAATAACGTGGCCTTCCTTGGTTTTTCTACCGGCATAAACGGGGTTGTACTTGTTGCAGTGTGCGCGAAGCATCAATTGATACACCTCGTTGTCGGTGAAGGTGGATCGGAAGAGCTCCATCTGGAACTTCTTGGCCGTCTGAGACCAACTCTGACGCCCGTCCTCGATCTCGTCGAGATACATAGACCGAAGCGACTGCGTCTTGAGCTTATCTTCAATGACGCGAAGCTGCTTATCATCGCACATAGGGGGAGCTTCTCCGACCTTCTTCGCCTCTGTGAGGCGCACAACGGGGTAGACCGCCTTAATCTCATCCAACGTGTAAACGGCGCCGATGTTCTCCACCACGCGCACAGGGTAGTCTGCGCCGTACTTCGTGTTGACGGAGCCCGGCACGCGAAGCAGCTTGGACATCTGCCAGCCGGAGTCGCAGCCTTTGTCACGGTGCTTCTGATAGATGGACCTCGCAACCTCTGAGCACTCGGCCAGCGAGTATGCCTTGTCGAGGATCCACCAACAATGCGTGCGACTTCTCGATGTGCGCACAACCAAACTCGGCTCGACCTCGAATTCGCTCGGCGGGCAGGTGTCGGCCTCAGCCCACACGACATTGCACATAGCCCCTTCGTCATCGCCTGAGCGGCTCTTGCCTGTGAAGACGCCGACCGAGCAGTAGGTGTTCTCATCCTCGCGCATCGACAGGTAGCGCTGGGCGAAGTCGCGCTTCTCCGGCCACTCGACGAATTTGCTTTTAACGGTCTCCTCCTCATCGAGGGGATCCATCGTCACGATGTTGATGTACCCTTCGATGTCCCCATAGATCATGTCCAGGAATTCTATTGCCTCCATCTTCTCTTCCTTTCTCTTCTGAACCGACGTTGTCTTATAGAGCAGGAACGGCCCCGTTGGGGCCGTTCCTTACTCCTTCCTCTTAACCGATGCTGAACTTCCTCGTCGTGTCCCTGGCCGGCTGGACCTTAGCCGTGGGTGCGTCCTGCACGACCTTGGGCTTCAGCGGCTCGCCGAGCTGTTCCAGCTCTCGCTTTCCGTCGTCCACGTAGTAGGACTCGACCGTTGCGTTTACGTAACCCCGATCATTGTGACGGTTCCCGATTTTGACGAGGACCGTCTGGTCGGGGTCGACCAGTTCGGTTTCGTCTTCGGGGATCAGGAAGCCCTCGTCGGGGTCGTAGGCGCCGACGGCCTCCCAGAAGTTCGGAAAGCTGTAATTGAGCTTGCCGTTCTTCCAGTGCGGTTGAAGCGGGACGTTGAAATCCTTGACGATGGCGCCGTCGTAGTCGTCGGTCGGACCTTCGATGATCTTCAGGTCAACGACGAGACGCGGTAGCCCTGCATTGGCAGCGGACTTGTACTCCCCCTTCTCCACATCGCAGATGATAGCCCGGTAGACCCCGGGCGCCGGAACCTTGACCGCACCGCCGCGGCCTCCGAAGTGGCCGTCGGCTCCGAGAGCGGACTTGAGTTCCTTGTCGTCGAGTTTGAATGCCTTATAAGCGGGTTTGCGTACCATAGTGTTCTCCTCTCTCAGTGGTTGTCGCAAAGCTTCCAGAGCTTTTCGATAGTCAGGTCCTCCACAAACGGAGGAAGGTTGAAGCGGTTCTTGGCCCCGATCGTTCGGGATGCGAACATCTGCGCTTCCGTGTGCGACTCGCCGGTCTTCCGGTCGGTGTCCAGTGACAAATGTACCACCACGTCGGGCGTCTGTCCAACCTTGGCCCGCGAGCCGGATCCACGCCAAGCGAAGTCGGCCACCCCGTTGTCGTCGGTCTTCTGGTGAACGACGAGGATGGACAGCACCCCGGCGTCCTTCAGAAGAGGGAAGATCCCGTTCGAGCCGGTGGTCTTCTTGGCTGCCTCCGTCCAGATGGCGAACTTGTTGGGGTTCTGCTTGGCCATCTCGACGGCTTCGAAATGATCCGCACACCAATCGTTGTAGACGTTGAGCGGGTCAATGACGATTGTCTTGTACTCACGGGGCATCTCGCCTGTGAGGAAGGCCACAAGAATGCGGTCCGTGTTGTGGATCCAGCCTTCCTCCTTGGTCATGCCCTCTGGTATCGGCATGTTCTTAGGCCTGACGATGTCAATATTCTCAGGCGGCACATCACGGGTAACGCCTGTCGTGCTGCCTTCGAGATCGAGGTACAGCACGGGCGACGTAGGCTCGAACTTAGCAGCCGAGGCTGCGAACGTCGTCTTCCCCTGACCGTAGTCGGAGTAGACGAGGATCTGCTCGGGTTTGCTGAGTTCGTCTGGTTTGATGATGAATGATTCGATATCGAAATCTGTCATTCGTCTTCTCCTTTCTCTTGACGTACATAAAGCTGCTCTGTGCTCTTAAGGCACTGAAGATATTCCTCTGTAGAAGCCAGTGATTTCACTCTCTTCGGATCCAGCTTTTGAACATAGCAACGTCGAAGCGTATCTCCAGGTAGAGCCTTTTCAGCCTTCGATATATCGAAACGGTGAACCTCCCTTCGCGTCACTATATACGGCCCGGCTACTCCGGACTCACCGACCTGCAGCCTTTGCTTGATAGCTGCAGCGAGTTCCTTCTTCCTCTCTTCGAGGCTGTCGATGAGCCCCGATATATAACCGTATTCGAGAATGTCGTCCTGTTCTTTCATACGATAACACCGCCTACGTAGTCTTCTTGACAGCTAGCACGTTACAACGGTAGCAACCGGGATACGACGGAAAATCCGTGAAGCCGTCGCACAGTGCATCGATGATGTGCTGCCCGCGCTGCCATACCTGCTCGGCTTTCTCACGGTCATAGTCAAGTGAGAAAATCTCCACATCGGACACTTGCGAAGCATCCCTCGGGATAAAAACGACTTTGATCTTGTGCACCGTCCCCTCGCCGTCGCGGCGCTCCTTGCCGAGCGCATAGAGGTGGGTCTGTGCGACGTAGGCGATGTATTTGGCTTTGGCGCTGTCACCCGTCACGTCCGGTACGTCTCCATGCATCGAGAACACCGCGCTGAGCGCCTTCAGCTTGGAGCGGGTGGTCGTCTTGTAATCGACGATCGTCCCGTCCTCAGGATCGTAGGCGTCTGCCGTGGACCGGATAAGCCCGTAGTTCTCATAGAGCCCGAGCTCAAAGCGCTGCTCCAGCTCCCACTGGGGGAAGAGCCGCTTCGCCCAATATTCCAAGCCGCGGTGGATGTCAGTTCCGATCCTCGCCCCCATGACGAAGTTGGATTCCCGCATCTCGCGCGGCACCAACTCGACCCCGCTCTTATCCTTGATACCAGGAAGGATGTCTTCGGCCAGGCACAGCGCACACGGGTTGGAGAGGTTCGAGGCGCCCACCCGAATCTGCTTGTCCCTCCGGGTCTGCGGCGTGAACAGTGATAGTAATTCGTCGTTCCTCATACCAGTTGAAGCCCCCAACCTTTGTTGATTGCGAAGTTGACGATATGCTTACACTCGATGACAGCAGGCGTGTCGCCGGTGTTGTGCAAGATGATCGGCCCGTCATTGTATTTCAGTGTGGTATGTGGTTCAAGTGCCGCTCGTTGAGTGTCCCGCTGGCCCCACACGTGTTGGATGAACGGGACGGGTGCGAAGTAAAGCAAATCGTTGTCCATGATATTGCGCATGTCTGCAAGACCGAGACAATAATCCGCACCGTTCACGTCCAGCCATTTACTAAGAGCTGGAATAAACGCGTAACACTTGTCCATATTATCGAACAGCATTGGCGCGCCCTTGAGATGGTCGTTAACGTAGTCATCCATCGTATACATCCTTTCCCTACTAACCGAGAACGACGGCCTCCTCGGCCCCGAACCCGGCGTTATTCGATTCGAAGAACTCATCATAATGCTCGTTGTAGCCCACGCAGCAGTCGAACAGGTCAAGCGACTCAACCGGGTACAACTGATAGCCTCTCGCCACGAACAGCTTCAGGTCGCCGTACTTGGCGCGGGCTTTCTCAAGGTCTTCGATGAACTCCGTGATCGTCATGATGCAGTCCTTTCTCTCGGTTGGCTTGTGCCTCCACAGTACAGGTGCAAGGGTGTGCTGTGCAAGCCGGGGATATGTGATATACATCACTTGTTCAGAACTGAACGATTGTTCTCCGCCTGTTGTGCGAGACGCTGGAACGTTCCGTCGTCCATCGTGTCCCGAGCCTGGAAATAGTATCGAATGATCCTCTCAGCGGGCTGTCCCATCCGGTTCAGCCTGCCCTTCGCCTGCTCGCACAGCATCCCGTTCAGGTCCTCGTCCAGCCACACCTCGACGTGGCACACCCGTTGCAGCCCGTCCAGGCCCTCAGCCGCGGCGCCGACAGTGCACAGCAAGACCTGCACATCCCCCGCTGTGAACCCTGCAAACGCCTCACTACGTGCCTTAGCCGACTGCGCACCCGTGTACAGGGCTGTCTTCGCACATACCCTGTGTGCAATAGCATTCGCGAACCGTTGGCTCGACGTGAACACCAGCACCTTGTCCTGAGGGTGGTGCTTCTCGATCAGCGCGTTCAACATGTCGAGTTTCCTGGAGCGGCAGTCCGAATCGAACGTCACCCTGTCCATGTCGATATCAGGGTCGTACACCATGCACGGCTCACCCAGCGCCACCTGACGCAAGCGCACAAGCTTCACAATCGGAAGAGACGCCACGAGCAAGCCTCCCTCCACCTCGGAGATCAGCTCGTATTGCAGTTTGTCATATATATCGCGCTGTTTGTGCGTCAGCTCGCACTCGACGATACGGGTGTCCACCGGCTTCCGCTCCGCAGGCAAACCGACCACACACGGCAAAGAACGAAGGAAAGCCCCCGGTTCCTTCTCGGCGACGATCGTCTCGATCTCCTGCAGTCTGCCGTATCTATCATGAATCCAACTGTTCTGAACGATGCACCACCTCGCTTTCCAGCGGTGAAAAGAACTCTCCACAAACAGCCAGTCCCTCTCGTCGTGAGACAGCGGAACTCGGCTCGGATCTTCAACGTTCCACCACAACCAGCGGCAAATCGACCACAGCCCTTCGAACCGGTTGCCTTGCGGTGTGGCTGACATCGCCAGCTTGAAGCCAGCATTCCGCAGGCTCCACATGGCCTTCGCCCTTCCGGATTTACGGTTCGATGCCGACTGCACCTCGTCATAGACGACGAAGTCAGGCTTGGCCTTCGACCAGGGGAGAAGGTTCTCTTTACCCTTCTCGATGTTCTTCGCATTATAGTCGGATAAGCCTAGGTACTCCCTACCGACGTAGTAGACACCGGGCACACCGGCGCGGATGTCGTCGAAATGGCCGAGGTGCTTCGAATCGATCCGCTTGAACGGAAGCTCTACGCCCTGCCGGGCGAACGTCGCCTTCCACGAGCTGACGATCTGCGGCTTCGCCGGGCCCACGATCAACGTCGTCACCGGGTCGAGCCGCTTCATCACCTCCACCGCGCACAGGGTCTTGCCCGTCCCCGTGTCCGACACGTCCAAAGCGGCCCGGAGACCATCCCGCTGTGCGACGATGGCCTCCACCTTCCCCTCCTGCTCAGGTGTGAGTTCGAGTGGTTGTTCGATCATGATCGAACAACCTCGAATTTAGCGCACGAAATATCGATCGAACGCACCAGAATGTCCATGTTCAGACCGATCGAGAATGCCTTAATGTAGTACTTGTCCACATCGGCTTTGCCTTCAAGGTCTTTCGTCAGGAGGAACTCAGTGCCATCGTATTTGCGGCGGCCCCACACATACCCTTGAGACTTCAGAATGCCCGTCACCGAGTCGACGGGACACTCCTCACCCTTCACGTGGAACGGCGGGTCGTAAAAGCGGTCCACCGTATGCCTAGACGCGTCGTAGTAGTACCCAGACGGAGCCTTTCCAGGGCGGAACGGTGGTTCGTCCTGTTTTACCAGAATCAGTCGAATCCCGTTGCACGTGTAGAAGACCTGCCGCTCCGACGCGTACCCGATGCTGATAGCCCGGAACGGCTTGCCCTTGGCGTCTTCCACCGTCTCCCGATATGAGTTGTGCATCGCCTCACTCGACGTCGGCACATACTCCAGTGTGTCATCCGCATTGACGGCGAACCAGCCCTCAAGCGACCCCTTCTTCCCGTACAACAACTGCCTCACAGCTTACCCTCCTCTTCTCTCCTAGCCCGGCGTTCGAACGAGTCCTCCCCGCCTATCACGCCGAACAGCCTCTTCTGTCCTTTCTCCACGCGGTCCGCATAGTCCCTGCATTCAAGTCGCACAGGACAAATCGAACACACCCACTTGGCCCGCGCATAGTAGGGGTCGTCATCCACGTCGGCCCCCTCGCGGGGGGCGAAGAACAGGTCCATTCCGATGTCGCTCTTTTTACAGCGCGCCTGCTTGACCCACTCCTCGCCCCCCCAGATGTCGGCGATATCCATTACTATTTCTTCACACACCCCTTGAGACGAGACAGCTGAGGACCGATCGGGTTACGGTAGTGCCCTTTTGTGTTGTACGGTTCCCTAGCCTTCGACGACAGTTTAATGAACGACACCTGTGCGATCGGCTCCACACCGGTCGAATCCAACAACAGGTCGAAAACTGTCGGAAGGATTAACGGGTGGGAGTTGACGTTGTATAGCTCCAGGGTGATCATCCCCTCGAACCCCGGGTCGATGAAGCCTGCGGTGATGTGCGTCAACAGCCCGAGGCGGCCCCAACTCGACCGCCCCTCCACCTGTGCGGCAATATTTGCTGGAAGAGAGAACTTCTCCAAGGTCGCGCCAAGCCACAGTTCTCCGGGAGGAAGAACGAACTCACCCCGTGCCCCCCAGACCACATGCCGCTCACCTGTCTTCGTGTTGAGGAAGTACGGGCCTAGATGCACGTCGTAACTAGCCGGTTGAAGGCAATCATCACGGAGCGGGTCCACCAGTCCCGTACGCTTCGCCAGTTTTTCAATATCCCTGTCAGATAACATTGAATACCATCTCCTTCCTGTCTAGTGCGTCCCGATCGATCTTAAATGCCACAACGGGTTTGCTTTCCGTTTGCGTGCACAGGCACAGCGTTAGGTCCGCACCGCCGCGATTCACGAACACGTCACCCACGGTGAACGGCACCTGCTCGGAGTCCACGCGCACACGCAAAACCCCATTCGTCACAGCGTCGTAATCGTCGTCCAAGTGCAAGCACAGACCACTGTCCGACACCGACACGCTTTGCACGCGAGACCCGACGAGTGCCTCCTTTAGGGCGGCGACATACACGGGAAGAGGGTCGGTCGGATGTGCGAGCTCCACGGTGAGAACGGTGTGCCCGTCCCCATCGAGCAACCGCCACGCATCCGATCCGTCTTGCTTCTTCACACGCCTCATAGAAGCGAGAGTGGCAGGCATCCCCTCTCCACAGTACCCTACAATGCGGTACTCCGACTTATCGAATGCCACTGCTGCACCATTGTCGAAGAACACGCTCTCCGTATTGTAAACGCCGACGACCCCTCGGACGGTCCATCCAAGGCGCACAAAAGGGTCGAGCAAGTCGAATGCTTTCTGCGTCAGCTCATCATCGGTCGTCATCTCTTCCCCCCTTTTTTTCATTCATCGAAAAACAACTCGACTGCTCCGCCTGCGTCGGTCATGATGGAAACTACATCGCCCTGATCAACGATTTGACTCACCGGCGAGCTGAGAGACGACCACTGGACGAAGACGCCCGTCAGGCCGTCGGCCTCCCCTGTGAACACCACGCCGTCAGCCAACCGCACATACTTTTTATACGTATTGACGGTCACCGAGCTATGCAGATTCCGACCGTGCAGCTTACTGAGCAGCCACTCTGCCCGGGTGACATTCTTAAGCGTCACATGCGCAATAACATCGCCATTCTCATCGAAAAGTCGAACCTGCCTGAACTGGTCGTTGTACTCAACACAATATACAAGAGCGTCGAGCTTGTTCAAGCTATAGCGGATCACCTTGTAGCCCCAGTCTTTAGGTTTACGCAAAGGTAACGATACGTGGCGGGATATGCTAGTGAAGAACAAGCGGCCATCCCTGACCTCCATCCCCATCAATGGGATCCCTTCAAGCTTTTTCAGGGCCACCACGTAGTCCTGTGGTTTTTCGAATTCCATAGTACGATGTCCTTTCTCCCGGTTGCTGTGTGCGTTCAGCCTATGCGGAAAGGGAGGGGGCTGTCAAGCCCCCTCCCATGTGAATTACGTCACTGCCCGTTACAGCGTTGTGCGTTTGCGAACAGAAACCAAACGCCACGAGCTAGTCGAACAGTTATTCTCCTCCCACGCGTCGCAGATCGCGAAGCTCCGGGCCGGCTTCAGCGTCAAAGAACCGTCTACCTCTCTCCACAACCTGCACAGAGTCCGGGTCGAGCAGCTGTCCGGACCGGGGTCGAGGCCTTCCTCCAAAGGAGAGAAATCGCACAGCCACACAGTGCCCACGTCGTCAGCCCGGGACAACGTCCGCCACGGGTTCGTCTCCTGACTTTCCACAACAGGCGGAAACAACACCACATCGTACAAGGAAACGCGCATGTGCTCCATGTACGCCTGAGGGCTGTCTAAATCCAACACGTGCATATCGCCGACCGTCACGTAGAAACGGTCGAAGAAGCACAGCACCATGCGGAAACTCGACGAGTCGAACACCCGCACACCGTGTAGCTCGTATGGGTTCAACGGTTCTACGAACACCGGAACGTTATCGATCTCCTTGAGAGGGACCAGGTTTACAGTGTGCGCTTCGTTATCCACGTGCAACACGCCGCACATCGAACCCTCGAATCGGATGTAGTACTCTCTCAACTTACTGCCCTGACCGGGCGGAATAAATCTCAATCCCACAGCAACCAGCAACCCCTTCCTAGTCGTCGCCCAAATAGAACAAGCAGATGGTATCGTGATGAGGGTAGAGCATCACCCTCAGCCGCTTCGTCAGAGGGTTGTATCTCGTCAGATACCTCGCCTCCTCAGTGTTCACCGCGATTGTTCCGTCCTCCCTGTAATAGCGCACAAGCGGTGCGCTAGGCGCGGTGTCGTACGCTTCCGCTATAGCGCTGGCGATGTCCTTGTACGTCATATTTTGAGGCACCTCACTTTGAACGTTCTGACGAACTCGTCTTTCTTCATGTCAAACGGCTCACCTGTATCCGGCTCGCAGTGGATCGTCTTAGTCCCAAAGTTATACGTTAGGTCGCCTAAGAAAAACTCGTTATCTGACTCCAACGACACCGCTACACATCCGTGCAGCATCTCCGTGTAGGGGTTCCGCTCCCCGTCTTCTACCGTGAACATGTTCGGCCAGTCTTCCGGCACCAGCTCCTGCAACACCGTGTTATAGCACATGTCAGGCGGCAGGTGGTCATGCGCCAGCAGAATGTCTCCGTAGGGGTTCGTGTACGGCGCCGCCTCGTCGCATGTCGTCAAGTCGAAGTGCGCGGGCAGGAGTTCGTCGAAGCGAGGACTATCCGCGTCCACATACACGAAACCACGGTTCCGGATGTATGCGCACAGGCAATCCTCGTGGTCGTAAAACAGCATGCTAATCCTCCTTTCAGCAAGGCTCGACGATGACCAACCACGGCTCGTCCGAGGTCTCATCTTCGAAGAACGACGTGATAACGTCCGACGTCGTGTCCGTCTCTTCGATCACGGACACCGCACCGATCTCAGATTTGAGCTCCACCGAAGCGGCGGGGGAGAGGACGATGGATATCTTATCCAGGCCCTCTTCGAACCACCGGCTGACGACGAAAGACACGCACAGCCCCGCAGGCTGTGCAGAAACCGTGACCTTCTCCACTTCATGGTCCAGTATCAAACCAAACCGCGTGCTGTCTTCCTCATACTCTGCCGTCACAGACGCCAACTCCACATCGCCGACGTCGAAGAGCGTCGTCTTACAAACCCAATCGTCCGTGTAGCGCTTCGTACAGGAGGACACCCACTGCCCTTTCGGCGTCACCGGAATCTCCAAACTTCTTACGTTCGGTTTCTTAGCCAGTTCTGCCAACAGCCCCGGTGTGTAATCAGTTCCTATCATGCGCTTTTCTCCTTTCGTTCTCTGGGTCGTTGTGTCGCGTTTAAAGCAGGTGGTCGGCTTCGTCCTCGGAGTAAGGCCGGGTCGCCGTTATACGGCGCCCGAACTCGCAACTCGGGCCCACCTGCACATCCGCGAACGGGAAGAGGTCCACGGGCTCCTCGTGTACGCTATCGCCGTCTTCCAGGATTGCGTAAAGCCGGCCATCCCCCGCATGGCGCGCGCCCCTCATCTTCTCGCCGAAGAGCGAATTGAACCGCGTGCTCACGTCGTCTGCCTTCAACGTCATGAACTCGAACCCGTCTGTGTTGTAAAACCGCACAGTCGAGCCCTCGGCGGTGCGGGTGTCGACGATCGAAGCCGCCTGCCGGTCGACGACGTCAAGGTGTTGGGTAACGGTTTTCGCATTGAACCAAGCGGCTGCGTTCTCAACAGTGGGCATCTTCTCCATGATGTGTTCCTTTCTCTCAGGTCGGCGGTTGTTCCGCCGTAGTTACAGTCTAGGCGCACACGGGGCGGAAATCAAGCGCCCCGTGTGCGATGTGCGTCACATTCCCCTTTGTAAGCCCGTGGTCCATTCGGCGATCTCCGCGGCCACGGAATCGGGCGTGTCGACTGTGCGGTCCACCGCGATCGGTATGAACCTCGACAGCTCCCCCGCGACGAACGCGTTCGTCAGGAACTTCCGATACGCCTCAGTCACCGCGAGGGGGTCGTAGCCGTCGGGGCCCGGGTAGTCAGGGTCCGTCAGCTTGGAAGGGTCGCGGGGCATCAGCACGAACGTCGCCAGCGGAACGCGGTTCAGCCAGTTCAGCGTGAGCGCTACGCTCTCCGAGATCTTTTCATTTCGCAGAGAGGCGTACACCGAGGTGCTGAGCGCCCACCTGTCCAGGATGTACAGCGTCTCAGGTTGTTCTCCATTCCCTGCGGTCGGCGTGTCGGGAAACAGCACGGGCTCCGGTCGGAAGGAGAGCCAATTTTCCATGTCCCTCGCGTAGTCCTCCGCATTCAGGCGGTGGTTTTCGCTTTGTGCACACGCGATCATCATGTCCGTGGGGAAGTGCCGTATGCGCACATCGGAGTAAGAGGCGGTGGACCGGGTGCGGCATAGCAGCAGCTCTTTCAGAGCTGCTGCTATGGTCGACTTCCCCACGCCGTCGGGGCCCTCCAGAGCTATGTACGTTGCGGTCATCCTTCGCCCCTTCCGTCTTCCGTCTTCCGTTCACTTTGCACATGCAACGCGGGTGTGCAGGCTATGCCAGTCGCACACCCCTCTTCCGAGAACGCCTCGAACCACGTGTAGTCCTCCACTGCGGTCCACACCGTGTTCGTCGTGGGCTTACCGGGCCACAACACATGGTAATCGGGTAGAGGCATGGCCTCCTCGTCGATCACGGTGCCCGGCGCTATTCCATAGCCCAAGTCACACACGCAGTCCAACGGCAGGTTCTTGTGCACAACCGCATCCACTTCTATCAAAGGGTTGGAGAGCCTATCGCACAGCTCCAACGTTGCCTTCATCGGCGTTGTGTACACACGCACAAGCCCCACCGTGAAGGGCTTCCGCTTGTCTTCATGAGGCTGCACGCATATCGAGTGCGCAAAAGGGTTACGGCCGTACAGTGTTATGGAACCGGAGCGCACCGTCCCGTGGCGGTCCATCACGGCGGGTTCCATCGTGCGGCCTGGAAGCGTCGCCAGGAGAGTGAGGTCGAAAAAGGCTACGATCGTCATGCCGCGCCTCCTTCCGCAGTTACATCGTCCAATTCGCCCAAGCAGAACGGCCACCCGTACACGGACATGTGCGGGCTCAGCCCCGTCGCTTTGATTATCTCCTTCACGGCGGCCCGTGCGTTCAAGCCCCGGGCGTCGACTTCGACGGCCTCGTCGCCCGGGGCCATGGACGATGTGGAGGGAGGGGTGTTGTTCAGAACGACGTGCGTCCTGGCTCGACTATTCGAGCGAACATGCGGGGTGTACATCAACTGCAGTTCGCAGTAGAAGACGTTCAGTCTCGTAACCAGCCACTTGCGCACAGTGCATTCGACTTCGGGTGTGAGATTGTGAACGAACACCCACCTGTGAACGTCGTCGTGTCCGAGTCTGGCCATTGTGCACTGCATGTACAGAGTGCCTTGAGATATAACGGGCATCGTATAGTGTGTCATGTTGTTTATTCCCTTCCTCTAATGTCTTTCGCCATCTTTACCGCAGCCCTGTACTCCGGCCACTGCTTCTCGTAGGGCCGGTGGTCCGCGTCCCAGTAGTCCTTGTAGCTCAGCCCGGGGTTGGCCGCTATGAACTCGGCCAGAGAAGTGTAGAACCCCTCCTTGAAGCGCTTCGCTCGGAGTTTGCGGGCTCTTTTGTCGGGGTCCGCCGGGTCCTTTCCGCGCAGGTCCACGCTCGACAGCGGGTTCGATTTGAACTCGCGGAACATAAGTCTCAGGCGCTTCCTCGCCGATATATTGTCCCGCTCAGCGCCCGACAGCAGCGCATCGTCCAGGGTCGACGGCGTGGCGACAGCCATGCCGAGAGACGTCAGCGCGGCCTTCAAAGTCGCGATGCGCACAGGGGGGAGGAACTCTTCGCTGCCTACCCGCATCGGCTCGGGCACTACTAGGAGCGCCTTGTCGGCGTAATTCGAATTGAGAACGACTCTCACCCCGTATTCGTTCTCCACGTCGGCTCGCAGTTCCTGCGCGTCTAGATTTTCGTCGGCGACCTCGATCGCCACGGCAATCCGTTTCATCTCGATTTCTCCTCTCACTCGAAAATGTATTTTCGATCGATTTCGACTCACGTTGCGCGATCGATTTCAACTCGATTTTTAGCATAGGGGCGGATCGATTTCAAGTCAAATCGTGGAATGTGAATTTGGTCACAGTGGTGTTGTGAGGAGTTGTGTTATAATCACGCGCCCGCGCGCACCTGACCCGGTGCGCACACCACAAAGCGGCGAGATGTCGCGGATCGACAGGTGTCAGGGGGAAATCGTTCAGGACTGAATGGTTTAACTTTCAATCATTCAGGACTGAACGTATTAGTTATTTCGCTATATGTCGAAATAAGGACGAGTCAAATTCCTAATACACCACCCCCACACATACTACTACCACGTTATATATCCCTATTTGTATATTCCTTGTAATCCCTTGGTTTCCCTCCTTTGAAATTACAAAACCTCTTGGATCAGGGCAATGTGCTTGATCAATATGGCGATGTCACACCCCGGGTATACCCAGCACGGTTTGCATTTGATGTCGCTTGAGAACAACGTGTTCTGCATCTGGTCAGTTTTGTCACATCCTTCACACGCCTCCGTGCCGGGGGCTGTGCGCCGTGGGGTGTGCGCCTTCCGCGGGGCCCAGTTGCGCCTCAGGATCACGAGGTTGCCCTCTGAGGCGTTTTCAGGGTCGCCCCGGTAGGGTCGCTTGGGTCGGGGGCTGAAATCGCCTCAGAATCGAACCTCGTGCGTCTGAGGAGGTGCCGCTCGACTGCCCTGCGCTGTGTGGTGTGCGCCTCGGGACTGTCCATTCCGCCGACCGCCGTTCTAATTTCCCTTATCTTTGAGCCCCGAAATTCAAAAATGGCCCTCTTTGTACCCGAAACCTGCCCCCGAAAATCGAAAAAGGGCCTCTTTGTAACGTTTAATGACGACCTTTACCTACGTAACCGTAAGTTACTGCTACGTAGGTGTAAGTTACTCCGTGGTAGGTTACGCTGACGAAAGTTACTGGCGAGTAAGTTACCCGGTGGTGGGTTACGGCTTCGTAGGTGTAACCTACTGCGAGGTAGGTTACCGTGGCGTACGGTGCTCAGAAATGTGGCGAAGGACACACCGCTGGGGCTTGACACGGGGGGTGGCGGTTGATAGAATGGGGGTACAACAAAGGGGAAAGAGAGAAAGGAAACCCCAATGGACATCGAAATCGACTTCTTCGAAGAGCTTGGCGGCTACTACACCGCAGACCTGGCGGACGTCCTGGAAGACTTCGAAGGCTGACCCGAAGGCCCCCGCCCCGGCGGGGGCCTTCCCATGCCCGCAGATGCCCCTCAGAGCGCCGCAGACGGCCCCGCCTAGGCCACCCTACCGGCGGGGCCCGCCAGGCCCTCAGAGGGGCGATTTCGAAGCCTGAGGGGGCACCCCCGAAGGCCGGCGGTGTGCGCAGTCGAGCCCGGCGACGGCCCCGAGCAATTACGCAACGTCGGTGTTGCGAAAATCCCGGAACTTGATATGTGATCTTCGTCTCACTTTCCGAAATCGGGACTAAGGTCCTAGCTCGAGGGACCATGTGAGCAATCTCACACTCGGAGGGGCTCTCGAGCAACCATGTGAGAAATATCACAATGTGGAGTACATCACACGTGCAGGGGCTCTCGAGGCTCTCGAGCAACCATGGAAAATACATTTTCCAGGGGCTCTCGAGCAACCATGAAAATGTGACAGAGAACACACGCTCGGGGCTTGACAGCGCCGCTCGGCCGTGCGAGACTAGAACCATCGGAACGAAGAGAGAAAGGAACTCCGATGAACACGAAGTACCCCTACAGCCAGGCCCTAGCGAAGTCGCTCACCGAGAAGCTCGGAGGCCTCGCCTTCGTCCTGCCCGACGGCGCAATCCAGGCCGATACCCCCGACGGCACGCTGACCGTCTACGCCGACGGCGCCGTCCGGGTCCGCGAGTGCGGCGGGACCGAAAACTGGCCGACCCTCCGCAGCGCCGTCGCCGACTGGGGCGTGGAAGTGTGAGCCACCCCACTCCGGAGGGGCTTGACAGCCCCTCCGGAGGCCCGCTAGAATGAAGACATCGGAACGAAGAGAGAAAGGAACTCCGATGAACACCTGGAAAACCGCCAACGCCGTCGTCCGGCACCTGGAAGCCACGATCCCCGTCTACGACGTCTCCGAGCACGGCTACAGCCTCTACGTCAGCCTCGTAGACGGCCGCGCCTTCATCGTCGACGCCCCGTTCGAGGGCGACGTCAGGATCACCCCCGGTGTGCGCACCTACGAAGGCGGCCAGCGGCTCCTAGAGGATCTGGAAGCCGAGCTTACGGACGCCGGCTTCGACGTCCGCCAGGTGACCTGCCGCCGGACCACCAGCTGCGAGATCCGTGTGCGTGACGACGCAGGCGGGTGGGCCTGGTGAGGCGCTTTTGGGCCGCCGTCGCCGTCGCAGCCGGCATCCTGGCCGGCTGGGGCTGCGGTGAAGATCTCGGCCGCTGGGACGCCTACGCGGGCATCCGAGACGAGCCGACAGTGTTGGGCCTAACTGTGATACAGGTCATACACTACGGGCTTGACGCAGACGCCCGGTAGCCGCTAGACTAGAACCATCGGAACGAGAGAAAGGAAACCCCGATGACCACCACCACCACCTTCATCCCCGAAATCGACGTCCCAGACTTCGTCGCCAGCCTCCGGGCGGACCGCGAGCGCCAGCGAGCACGACGCCGGAGCCGCCGTCAGAGCCGCGGATGGGAGGCCTGAGCGATGACCTGGCTCGACTTCGCACAAGCCGTCTGGGACGCCTTCTACGGCCTCATGTCCACCTGCGAGGATCTCGTGGAGCACCTCCCGACGCCGCTGCAGTGCTTCTTCGACTGGTGTTAGCCATATCACACCGGAGGACGCTTGACAACGGCCTCCGGGCCGACTAGACTAGAGATATCAGGAAGACAGAGAGAAAGGAACCCCTGATGATCAACCGTTACCTCACCGCCGTCTCCGACGCCGACATCCTGGACGCCGCCTCCGACGCCCTCGTGGACGCGGGGTGGAGCTTGGACGAAGGCCGAGAGTTGCCTTTCGAGGCGGACTACTGCGACGATCCGGAGGCCGCCTTCGAGATCGACTCCGAGTGGAGCGAGATCCAGGCCGACGCCGTCGGCAGGCTCTGGGACCGGCTCTCCGACGAAGAGCGGGTGGAGCTTTGGCTGCACGACTGCGCGGGGCAGGACCCTGACGATCCCGTCGACGCCGAGACGATCTGGGAGCGGATGGCGATGTCCGTGATGGAGCGGCTCGGGAGCGTCTACGAGGATACGGGCGCCTGTGTGACGGAGGCCTGCACCCGGGCTCTGAGGCTGACTTCGGCGGAGGCCCTGGCCCGGGTGCTGGGTCTGTACGAAGCCGCCCGAGCGGATGCCCGGGGGCACTGGGGCCGGCCTTCGAAGGTCCGCACCTTCGACGTCGAGCACGGCACCGTGGTGGTCCGGAGCGAAGGCGGCGCCGTGGAGGCTCGACTGAGGCCGGCCTTCGAGGAAAGCGATGACGAAGGCGCCGTCATCGTGGAGATGCTCGGGGACGCGCTCCGCGAAGTCGGGCTCGACTGACGTTTCACGTGAAACGGAATCGGGCCGCCGCCGAAGGCGGCGCCCGGGGAAGGAGGCACTATTGAGAATCACTCTCGCTAAGATATGGGTAGGACTAGTTGGATTGATGTACGTTGGTTGGTTCGTCTGCGTGATGGTGAGCGCGCTAAGCTACGGTACGGTAGGGTAAGTAATACAAGTTGGAGTGGGAGGAAAAGTAGCCCCTAGGACGTTAGTCCTAGGGGCTACTTGTATTTTTGGTGGGAAAAGTTGGAATTTTTGGAGGGGTGGGTCGATTTGCATGGGGGGACCCAACCGCATATATTAATCGCTATTTTCCACTACTGGAAATCATACTGCAGTATGATCGCTATAATGGTCTCTGTGCACGATATAATCCTCGTCTTCGACCACCTTCTAGGGGCGCCAGCAGTAGGCTTAGGCGCCCTTATAACCGCTATTGCGACCCTCTATACATCATTGAAGACCAATAGAAAGGTCCTTAGCGTAAAACAGGATATGGAAAACAATCATGGGAGCTCTCTAAGGGATGCAGTAGACCGAATAGAGTCCAACACCCAAACCCTCACGGACCTGGTCCACGCGCACACACGTCAGCTGGACGAGATCCAGGCTGCTGTGCGCAGACATGATGACGAGATAAAATCGTGGCATGACAAGCCCACGGCCCCCGCAGCACCCCCTTGTGCGCATACGGAAGATCTACAACGAGGCGACGATAACGCCTAACCCGACACCCCCCTACGACTCGACGCTCCTCCTGACACCTCCGCCGCCCCCCAAACCCAACCCCGATCAGCCGCTGGGCGCTACAGCGGCCTCCCTGGCGGCGCCTATTCCGGCCCTCACACCCCTGCTCAAAATCGAACGGGTGCCCGTCCCCTCCACGGACCCTGACCCACTCAAGCACGACAGACTGCAGGTGGTGTATAGCCTGTCGGCGAATATCGTCACCACAGCCCAACTACGTAACAAAGACAACACACCCCCGACCCCGCAGAACCCCGAATCCAAGCCGAACCCGTGGGAAGTGGGCTGGCTGCTGTGGTGTTTCAGTCCCGACCCGACGCACCCCTACGACCCGAGCCCGACATCCAACTCGAACTTCCGCTTCTATGCCCTCACCCTCAAGCCCAACGGCTGGGAGGTGTCGAAGCAGGACCCCTCGTACAAGGGCGGGCAGCGCTTCCTGAAATCCAACACAGACGCCGACCCGCGCAAGTTCCCACCGCACAACACGGAGAGCAACAACGCAGACGAAGCGAGTGTCAACCCGTACTCTGTCCTCATCAAAGCCTGCCACGAATACCCGCTGGGCACCACCCCTGCGAAACTAGAGAACGACGTAATACCGGCTAACCGGAACTCCGAAGCGGGCAACAAAGCACGATTGACCCCCGTTAGAAATGTGTTCCATATTTTCGTGGAATCCGCCCTCCTGACCACCGTCGTCGACACTGAACGCCCTCTACCCCCGCACATTCCGGCGTTCTACGCCGAGGATGCCCGTGTGCGCTTCTCTCACATGTGGCATGCGACGCCCAAGCGACCTCAGCTTCGACCATCTCCGGCTGACTACGACCCGCTGGCCCTGCACGCGACGGGCTACCCGCCCCAGGGGGTGGTATGGTTCTAGGCATGGAAGAGAGCTACCATGATAGATCAGCGGACTTCACATACGCAGCTGAGGACGCTTACACGGCCTACACGAAGCGGGAACCGGGGAAGATGCCCCTGGACAACCGGGCCGCCGCGGTGTTCGAGGAACGCTATCGGCCGGCCTCCCGGTCGCTGTGCGGCTTCAACCCGCCGTTTCCGACGCGGGACGGGGCAGCGATATCGCGGGGTGAGGCGAACGACGAGATCGAGGAGTTCAACGCGCAACTGGACGCGCTGCAGTCCCTGATCGACGCGGTGTGGCGCACCGTGCCTGGCAACGACGGCCCGCTTCTGCGCGGCTACCCTTTCGCTGTGCGCCACGTGGACGACGGCTGGGTGGAGTTCCATTTGCCCCACCGTGATTCACCCACTGTGCGCCTTGAGCAAGGGGAGGGCTATGACTTTGCGAAGCGACGGAAGATCCCGGCGCACAGCCCACGCCCTGATAGGGGCGCTTTCGTGCCGTATACTGAGGTGAAGGCTCTTCTCAATAGTAGGAAGGAGACGGATGACGCAGGCTGATGTGCAGCGCAACGCCATAGTGGCGTGGATGGCGAAGCACGACGGTGACTTCGGCTACACGAACGACT